GTCCAGAAGGGCTTGAGGCCGTCGTTCTGCTGGACGATCTTGCTGACGCGGAGAAACTGCGGAGGGTATGGCGAACCTGCTCCAACGTATCCGTTCCTTGATGCGTTGCTGACGTAGCCGCCAACCCTAAAAGTGTGCGAACCAACAGCCGGGGTCATGCGGTATTGCAGCGCCACAGGGACAAGATGCCCAATAGCGTTCGTGCGGTTGGCGACCCTTCCCCAACTGTCCTCTTGCACAGAACCGTCATAGACAAGAGAGAAGTTGAGTTGGTCGCCGGTTCCCGCAGCGTCCTGCGTTGCCCTAGCGATTGGCGCGTAGTATTCGACAAGAACTGGTGAGCCGTCGCAAACCAACGTCATTTCCGGCGTAAGCCAGTCGGGTGACGCAGACGATGTAGCAGTGAGGGTGACGGCGTTATCGTTCTCCGAGTACCCCAACTCCACCAGTCCACCCGGAGTGATGGGCTGCGCCCCGCCGAACGCTGACAGGTTCGCCATCAGTCAGCCTCCGTAAAATAACTAATAACTTGACTTCCGCTAGACGCTATAGCATATATTGCAGAGGTTGGAGCCTTATCAATTACTAATGATTGACTGGGGGCAAGTCTGGCGCCTGTATTGACAACAATTGCAGTTGATCCGCCAATCCATACATAGTCACTCCCAAGATTTTGGAGTAAAATTGTTCTTCTGTTTGCATCTGCTGTTAATACTGTTCCCATACTAGTAGTAATACTAGCAGATCCTTGATCAATTGTCGAACCACGTTCAATAACATTTGCAGTTCCCGCAACAGAAACTGTACCCTGAGTGTATATAGCGCCTGTGTCTGCGTTAGTAACGGTAGTTGTTCCAGCGACATAAGCGGGAGCAGAGGCTGGAATAGTTACTGTACCAGCAATATATCCGGGAGCAGTGTTTGGTATTGTTGCAGTAGTAGTCCCCTGTACATAAAGTGCGTCAGTTGATGGATTTGTAACTGTTGTAGTACCTTGTATATACAAAGCGCCAGTATCAGCATTAGTTGCAGTTGTTGTTCCTGCAACATAAGCAGGGGCTGTGTTTGGTATCGTTGCAGTTGTTGTTCCTTGCACATAAAGTGCGCCAGTATCAGCATTGGTTGCCTCAACAGTTCCGCCAACAAACCAGTTACCTGATTGGATTGCAGTGACGGGCCAAGTTCCAGAACCAACATCAGCAGTTACAGTCCAAGCGCCACCTTGATTGACGGTTCCACCTACATTCCACACTCCAGATTGAATAGCGTTTACATTCCATGTTGCGTTTTGGTAAACCGTACCAAGCACAGGAACCGTTGTTGACGGATCAGCAGTTACTGTACCTTGAACCTTAACGGTATTTACTACAATTGGAGCGCCCATTATGCTGTAATCCTATTCACGAATCCACCGACATTAACAACTGATCCAACGTCGGCATATGCTTTCACAACAAGTCCATTTTGTAAAACAAAAGACGGGATAATTTCAATAAGACCCACATCTGGAGGAAGTGTGAATGAAACTTCATTATTTGCACCAGTTCCACCGTACTCAATTGTTAGAGTTGCATCGCTAGTGTGATAATTGGTTGCAAAAATGTGAAGTTCATCAATGTCATCGGTGCCGGATACGGCAGTATGGATTGTATTAGCCCCAGCAGTTGATGTTCCTGTTATTTGAATAAACCTACCATTAGTAGATCCAGATAGTAAAAGTTTGCTAATAGATGCCATTATCCGAATACCTCTTTGTTAAGTTTGACTAAGAGGGCTAAATCATCCCCTCCTACATTAAGATTCGTGCCAACAACAAATGTTCCATCTGTTGTTAATTCAGCAGAACCTGAACGATATAATTTTGTATCTTCTGTCGCAGAACCTGAACCCCACTCAACCGTACCACCAGCATCAATTGTTAAACGAGGATTACTATCATCATCGTCTTTTATCTGGAAATTATTATCATCAAGAGCAGTTCCTTGAAGTAATGATTGTTGTGGATGATCTACATAATAACGAGAAGTTGCAGTTCCAAAAGAAGAAGATATTTCTATATCATATACACCAATTGTGAGCCAACCATCAAACGATCCGTCAGCATTAGAAATAAGTGGTTGAGTGACTGTGCCCGAACCAGTTTCAGCATCATAAACAGTCGCTACGCTAGCGCCGGGGACGGTGGTAATGTTTGCAGTGGCCCCCTCAATAGCGTTACCATTTAAATCTAATACTTTTCTAGTTATTGGTGTTCTTAAAGAATCGTAACTCATATTTTTAACTCAATGTAATATTGATAGTAATTTCCCAAGTTTCGCCAACTTGCTTTGTCCCGATGTAATCAACTTTTCTATTCAATACACGACTTGTTGCAACTGTTCCATTCAATATTCCCCACTCATTCCAAGGAAACACGGCAGCGGCACTTCCAAAAGAACTTCTAAAAGATATCGTTGAATTAGCAGAACCCGTTCCGTCTGAATGAAGTGGATACCCTGTTTCCATCGTACCATATGCTCTATAGGTGTCTGTTGTTCCTAAAGCCCCAGTGTCTAAATCTGTTTGATTAGCAGTTGCCGGAAGAATAGATGTTCCAATTCCAATATAGGCATTATTTGCATCAAAGTATGATAAAGCAGAACCTCCACCACTAATTCCATTTCCTAGCATGAATTCCCACATAGCAGATGCTCCACCGTGTAGCAATAGATTTCCTTGTCTTTTAACAGTTTCATAAGGTTCTATTAATTGTTTTTTAACTATCTCAATAGAATCTGCTTTATATTTATTAACTTCCCAATTAACTTTCCACTTAAAAGAATCTGACATTTTATTTCCTATAATAAGCAATTATTGAATCGTTTACACCCGGAGCGGTTGCCATTGTAATAGTAGACGTTCCTAGTGTATAATCTCCAGCCGTTCCTGAAGTCATCAAAAGTCCTCCTACATAAAGTCTTAGACTTTCTGGGGGAGTTGGAGTTCCCGCAAGCGTAAAGGTCACATTTACGTTATTTTTAGTTCCTGAAGGAACTTCGTTATCAACAAAAGTAGTTGATGTTGGTAATGCTGTTGGCACATATGCTGTTCCGTTAAAAATCAACGCTTGACCAGAAGTTGCTGAACCAGCAGATAGGTTAGAAACGCTTAAACCAGCAGTGCCGATATCTGCATCTTCTATATTTAGAGGGCCTAATCTGCTTTTTGGTACTTTTGAATTACTCATTTAAATAATTCTCCATTTGCTTTTTGATGTAGTGTTAAAATAATTCATCCAATATTGTTCATGTTGTTTTTTAGGACTTACTATATCAAGAACAGGACTTTCTTCTAATGATTGTATATTTTGTGGTGTTTGATTTTGTGCAGAAAAAGTTTTATTGTATTCTTCTAAGGTTTCTTCTGGAACTTTTAAGAACATTTCAACTATTTGTTGAAGATAAAGACTAGTATTTTTAGAAAAGTTTGTTTTGAGCCATTCTTGTGGAGTTGAACTTTTTTTAAAATTTTCTACTTCTTTTTCTTGTGCCTGTTCAATTTCTTTTAGCACTTTATAGTATTTATTATCAATAAAAGTTTTTTTTGCTTCAATATTTTCCATATAAAATTTATTATATTGATTATTAATATTTAAATATTCGTCGAAAGTTAAGTTTCTATTTTGATTTTGTAAACGTTCTTGTAGAAGTTGAAGATAATAAAGAGAATCATTAAGTTTTTTATCAGTTTTAAATATTTCTTGTGAAATTCTGTTATAAAACAAGTCATGAACATATTTTGGTAAATCAATTGAATAAGTATTCATAACTTTTGCAAATTCAAATATCGTATACTTACTGTTTTCTTTCCACCAAAAAAGGCCACCGACTGACGCTATGTAGTTGTTTTGTTTTGCTCTTGCAATTCTAGCATTAATTTGTTGATAATTTGGTTGTTCAAACCCATACCAATAGTTGCGCCAATTTTCACTTTGCCATAAGTCTTCAGTTGAAAAACCAAATTCGCCATTAGCATGGTTTCTTGTTAGCGCAAATTGTCTAATTATATTTGCACCTTCTTCAATTGAAGGCCCAAGTCCCCTTGGCATAGATTTTTTCCACATATTAATTCATTCCTGTTGGATTTGTTCTTGGAGGTCTACGATCTGGGAAATAACTTGGTCCTCTAGAGGGTCTAGTCCCTCTAACAACTCTTTTAAAATTAGAAGTAAAACTTTCTGCTTTAATAAGATGAGGTTCAAGTGGTCCCGTTGTATGTAAATCGTAAGTAACAATAGTAGTTATATCGTCAGAATACATAACTGTTCCGACTTGACCTTCTCGTATCCTAACTTTTTGATTAATTTGAGTATCTGGAGTTGGCCCGCTTTTACCGGGATTAACTGTAGGATCTGTTGGATGATCCTGTGGACGATACTCAACTACAGTACCCTCAATCTCAACTAAATTTTTAACGTATTCCCCGCTTTTAAATGCACTCATCTCTTATATTAAGTCAAAGTCATACAATAAAAATGAGCCTCACAATGGAGGCTCATTTCTTTTAATTTATTACTGTTCTGGAGTAATCGGTGGACTAAGATCTGTATCTGAAACTACAGGATCGTCAACAAATACTTCCACATCATTGCCAACATCTGCGGTCAAAGATGCAGGATTTGCATAGGCTTCAGCACTAGCAAGTTGCACCTTTGAATTAGCAAAGTATGAACGTGATGCTGCTACAATAGCCTGAGAAAGAGCAGAAACAATACCTGCGATAGTCGCTAACCAAAAACCGTACTTATCAGATACTTCTGCTGGCAAAGCGCCAGTAAGCGTTGTTAGAAAAGTTGCTACAGAAAGCAAACCAGCAGTTACTGCGGTAATAATACCAGTAATAGTTACTGGACCCCAACCAACGCTAATGTTTGGTGTGTTCAATTTAATCTCCTAAGTTAATTAACTTTCTTACTAAAACGACGCAATCTTCTACCTAAGCGCTTCTCTAGAGATTTTTGCGCCGCATTTCTATACTCTATCTTATTCCAAGGACCGTAATAACGCAAGTCACCTACTCGGATAAAGTATCTTTTATTTCTTCCCTCTCCACGACTGACTGGAGCGAGAGTTGTTCCACGATAAAGTGGGCTATTCTTAATTTGATTTAGTACCTTATCACGATATTCTTTTTTCTTCCAGCGTGCAATCTTACCATTGACTGTAAGAAGTTTTTGTTGCGCTCCTAAATCTTCTAGCCAATATTTACGACGAACTGGATTTGGAACATAATCATCTACAGCAGGAGGTACAATAATTGTTGCTCCAGCAATCGGTCTACGACCTGTTGCTACCATATTATTTTTATTACCTTCTATTGTTGATACTGTTCCGTCGCTGTTGTGAGCAGTGATAATAGCAACGTGAGTACCACAATTTACCCACAAAGATCCGGGCGGGATCTTCCCTTTTCCATTCCACTTATATTTTTTACCTTTTTGGCAAATAACAGCAGTAGAAGGGTGATTGATTCCTGCATCATCAACTCCTGCTTCTGAAAACATTGCGTCTGAAAACATTCCGCACCAAGGTTCGCCTTTCATGCCCCATCTGGCTTCCCAGCGGTCAATATCTTTTCCACGGTTTGAGCCATAGGGTACTTCTCTGACTCCTAAATATTGAAATGCTTTTTTTACTACTTTTTCACCTTTTGTCATTTTACACCTTTATGGAATCATATAGCCTAGTACTAGTCCTAAGACAGCACCTACTAATGGACCTATCATAGCAGCAATAATTGCAACTGTCAAGGTTCTTCTATAATTTCTATCTTCTGTTGTTTCTGTTTTTTCTTCAAACATTTTCTTTTCAGTTTGATTTAGTTGATACTTAAGTTGATCAATCTGTAATGCTTGAATTTCATTTTTTATACTTTCGATTTGTTCCCCCAACCCTGAAAACTTTTCATCTAGTGCTATTGTCAAACTATCAAACGCATCTCTGCTTTCCTGTCTAAAATCTTCAAATTCTCTATAGTTAACATAAGAAGGTTGACCATTCATTTCGGGAAAACTGCTTGACATTTTTAAATCCTTTTCCATTTATTTTTAATTGACGATCTTCTTTCCCCCTCTTCAAAATTAGGTGGAGCAGGAGATTGTCCTTGCGGCATAGGAGGAAACTCAGAATTTTGATTTTCTAACTCTAACGGATTACCTGCTTGAGAAACATCTTGTTGAACAACTTGATAGTTTGGAGCATCTGGTTCAAAACTGTAAGTTTGATTAGGATCAAACTCTGCTCCAAAATACCCTACTGGTAAGGATCTTGACTCCCAAAACATTGCCATAACGTGAGAACATGGCCGACCTTCAAATTTCTTATATTTTCTTGTTCTTCCGTATGCATACTGACCCCATTTACACTCACAGTTCCAATGCGTAATTCTTTGACTGCTAGGGTCTTCTCTATATATTATGCATTCGTAAATACCATTATCACCCTGTACTACTCCTTCAACTGCATTTTCAGCATTGGTGTTTATTACTACTTGACCGCCATCTTTTAGACGTTTTGCTTTCATTTCAACGTCGCGCCAAGCGGCTTCTCTTCTAATTTGCTTTGATATTTCAAGAATTGCTGACTCTACATTTGATGAACTTTTATAGAAGTTATTAATAAATGAAGACAAGTTATCTTTTGTATTCATTTCAGGATTGTCAACAACAATATCCATCAAAGATTTCAGTATTTCTCCCACTTGAGGGCCACTATCAATGCCTAAAAGTTGCATAACTTCGTTGCCATTAATTGCTAAATCTTTGGGAGTAAAAGCATTTTGTGCTTCATATTCAGCATCAATTAATTGCCTCATTAAATCAGACATTTCTCTTGTAGCACTATCATTGCCTTTACCTAAATAATCTGACTCTTTAAGATCAAGTAAATTATGAGCAATTTCGTAAGAACCGGCTTGATTAAGAAACTTTCTTGCTCCCTTTGATGAATTAAAAATGGGGAACATATGATTTTGAATTAATTGTTTAATTCTTGCTATTCTGTTTGCAGGATATCTTAATCTTCTTAAAATATCTTCAGCCATTTGTGCGCCAACAGTTTCATGGTCTTGTCCTTGACCAGAATCATTTTTATAATAGTGACCATTTCCCTCTTCGTCGTACCAAACAGAATCTGGTTTGCCAATATCGTGAAACAAAGCCGCGAGTCTCATATCTGTATCATCAGATCTGCGAGCCATATTTTTGACAACTTCCATCAGGTGAGTCCCTAGATCATAATTATGATGTTTGTTTTTTTGATCGTAACCAAATGTTGTATGAACTTCTGGCAAGAAGTGTTCTAATACTCCGGTTTGTTGACCAATTTGTATTGCTTGATGAGGATGTTCTCCGCTGAGTATTTTATCTAATTCCATGCCCATAATCTCTGGAGCGATTTTAGCCAAGTACGGGCCATATTTACGCATTTGTTCTTTAGTTTTTTCATCTGGTTGTAAACCGTGCTTGCTTATTGCAGTTAATGCTCTAAGCGTTCTTGAAGGATCATCTCTAAAAGAGTTTTCATTGATAACTCTTAACAATCCCTTTTCAATATCATCAATTCCATTTAAAGGATCTACAATCTCTCCGGTTTGAGCGTTTACGGCAATTGCGTTTGCAGTAAAATCTCTTCTTTCTAAATCTCTTTCAATTCGAATAGACGGATCACTTTTAAATTCCCAATCTTTACTTTCTTCTCCAACCTTAGTTTCTATTCTTGGTAAAGCAATTTCTACTTCTTCGTTTTGATATCTAAACCTATATACTGGAAACTGTTTTCCAGTTTTATTTAATGTTGCATTTGGGAAATTACTTAATACAGACTTAATTATATCTTCGTCTACTCTTGCTACCAAATCTATGTCTTTTGGTTTCTTTTGAAGAAGAACATCTCTAACCGCTCCACCAACTACATAAACTTCTCCAAATGGAGATAATAGTTCAACAACTGTTTTTGCCGCAGGATTATTTCTTACTAATCTTAGTATATATTCACTTAGATTATCCATTTAAATTCCTCTTCGCCTACTTGTATCTGGGGCAAATCCTTCAGAACCCCAACTATCTTCTCCCTTATAAGGTTCTGTAGTCGCTAATAAACCTTCTTGTACCCTTTCCCATCTTTCGAATTCTTCTGTGCTAGGTTCTGGCGGCATCATATAAAAGTTTATTTGCCCACCAGCAATTCCTCCTGCTCCAGCGTCTGGATTTTCATTCATATAAATAGTATTTTTTGCATATTCTAATAAATTAATTAATTCATTCATGCTTCTTTCCAAAAATCTAGAATTATATGATCCAAGTTGAAATCTGTCATTGAACATTTTATTTATTGGATTTACAATTGCATTTAATCCTGTTTCTTTAGCAATGTAGTATACAATATCTCTTAGTTCTCTAAGTTTTGTTTCATACAGACCAGAATCATCAACTTCTTTTCGCAGAAGGTCTTGTTGTATCAATTTTCTTTCTTTATCCGAATCACTATCTCCCGGCTGAATTTGTTTTTCTTCAAGTTCTAAAGGAGGTCCAGTTAATGTATTTTCATTTTGATTAAACCAAATTGTTCTTTGAATAGGAGAGTTTAAATTTCTTTCAAAAAAATTTCTCGCCAATTCTTTTATTTCTTCAGACAAATTAATTGCATATTGAACATAATTTATTAAATATGTTCTTGATTGATTAATTTCTTCTTTAGGCATTGATTTTGGCTCTATTTGAAATTCAACGTAAGAATTTTCAAAGTCGTAATTATAGTTCCAACTTCCATATTCACTTTCTAGACTTTTAGAAATTTCTGAATCATCAAACAAATGGTATATATCATTTACCGAAGTTGTATAATCAACACTTGAAATTAAATCTTTTAAAACTATTCTAATTCCATTTAAAATTGCAATTTTGTTTTTTTTGTTTTCTTTGTAAAACATAGATGTTTGTTTTTGTACATAAAAATCAAAAGCATTTACATAGGTATTAATAATTTTTTCAATTTGTCCTGTAGAAATAGAGGTTAAAATAATATATGTTCCAAGTCCTTTTACTGATTCATAAAAATCCCATATTTCATCTGAAATATTATTTTCTTCATCAAAAAGCAAATTTTCGTATTTTTCTACAATAGAATTTATAAAATTAAAAACATTTGAATATGACCCGTCAAAAGTATATGGCTCTACTATTCTAACGAGAGCATATCCATAGTCATCTCTTTCTAGTTCCTCTACCGGGGTGTCTTCATCTGGATAATAATAATTCATCATATCAAACAAATAAGCGCTCTCGCCATAGTCACCTTCTACCCATTGCCAGAGCGTTTCTAATTCATCACCACTAGATATTTCGGGTATATTTGAAAGTCCCCAAAAAACATCTGGTTCCATATGATATTCAGTTGTTTCTATATCTTCTTCTGCAACGGGCAAATCGCTCTCATAATAAAGACCACTTCTTTGTCCTTCTGGTTTATCAAACCAATCGTGACCAGCACCATATGCCGCAACTGCTTTGAGTCCTTTTATTTCTTCTTCATAAGCCCATCGGGGGTAATCAAATGGAAGTGGTATGCTTTTTATTGCCTCTTTGTGTTGTTCGACTGCATCTTCTGTGCTTGATGCGTTATAAACATACTCTTTACCATTTCTTGTTCTGACTATATATTTATTTGGATTTTTGCTTTGTCTTTGAAAACTTTCTTGTCCGAAGAAAGCATTTAAAATCTTTTGTTCATTTTGTCTTACGGCATGATCCTGACGACCAAACGCTTGTCCCAGAATCACCCCTTCTTTATCTAATTCCAAAGTTGTCCAAGGAACTCCATCCGGGTCGCGCACAGAATAAACAGTATTAAGATCTTCATCCCTTCTTCTAATATGAGGCTGTTCCCAACTTCCAATACAGTGGTTACATATCCTTCCTTCTAATTCTAAATCGTCTGTACTTTCAAGTCGGTATACTCCCCAAACTCCCGGTTTTGCTTTTTCGGGATTACCTTTTTTAACTTCAAAAGTAAAAACAGGACTATCTGATTCGTATGCGACTTCTCCTTCTTTAAATTGTCTTAATAATTCTTTATATTCTTCTCTTTCTTTTGTTTCTGTTTCTATCTGACGAAGAGAAAGGCTTAGTTCATTAAAACTATCCATTCCTTCTAAATTTGTAGGAAATCTTAAGTCTTTATATTCATTTAAGAGATATTGAAGCCTTATACTGTTCATATATTGAATTGCATTTACGGCACCTTCAAATATAGTATTTCTAGCCGGATAGTTAGACCTGTTTTGTACATAGAAATCTAAAACTTCTTCTGGACGCATTTTAAATATTGATCCGTCTAAAATCATATCTAATATATTTTCAAAATTTTCTACATAGTTTCCATATCTATCGGTTAATAGCATAGAAACTTTATTTAAGGTAGTCAAAAACCCAAAATCTAGATGATTATCTTTTTTCATTTCTTTAATTTTTTGATTAAAAAGATTTTCAATTTTTTGCAATTTATTGTTTAATTGATTATTGTCTGAGTTTTGTAAACTAAACCACCAGCGCCAACTAAAATCTATTTCTTCATCTAAAGAAATATCTGTGTAAAGTAAGCGATCTATTGTCCCAATAAACTCTGATTCGGCGCTCCAGTCATATGATTCGCCAAGAAACTCATAGTTTTCACTATTAATAAAATCTCCAACTTTTGTATTTTTACCAAAGTTTCCCGTCCAAAGTTTTCTAAAATCTTCTTTATAAGATTGTAAATAATCTTTATCTCTATATAAAGGATCAGTTGGTCCACTAAAAAGATACATTCTATATGCATTATTATTGATCATCACATCATTTCTTTGTACTGCTTTTTTGTACAAAGAAATAATTCCTCCCCAAAATTTAATGCTTTCTTCCGTTAAAACGCCCATATCAACAATAGATTGTAAACGCTCTTTCCAAACGGGGTATCTTTTATTCCATTTTGATTCTTCACTGATCTGCTTATCAAGGATTTTTTGAGCGATTTGCTTTATCTTGGATTCTTCACCCTCGTTGCTATTTTTATTAAAACTGAATTTAAAATCTTCACTATCGGTTTTATTTATATTATTATAATATTGAGCAACTGCTTTTAGGTCTTTTTTGCCAAAGGTGCAGTCGCAAGGATACCCTTTAGAGTTTAGATGTGTTTTTTGACGAAAAGATCTATTATAAAAAGTAGATTCATAATAATAATTTACAAAATCGTCTTTTGTAAATGCTTCTTTTTGAAAAGCAATTCTTTGTCCAACATTTTTTAGGCGATCAAATGTTCCGTTATTATCTAAAAATTTATAAATAACATTACCTTCGCTGTAATCGCCATAGTCAATCTGATCTTCTTTTCTTTTTTGATGCACTTTTTTATACATTGCCTTAGCATCTTCATATTTATGATTATCAATCAAAGTATTAATTTTGTCAGATACCTGAACCCCCATTAGAATCCAATCAGGCTTTTCTTTTTTAATATCTGTAGTTGGTCTTTTTGGTTTAAGAACCCATTCGTTTTTTTGAAAATCCCACGCGCTTCTAAGACCGAGAATAAAAAGGTCTTCAATGTCTACACCAATTGGTTGAACAAAATGTTGATATTGGTGTTTAGTTCTAGGAAAGAAGGTGCCGTCTAAAGATTCAATCACAATAGCAATAAGATCTGCACGATCTTCTTCATCAAACTCGTCGGCGTTACAAACAATAGAAATGTCTACATCTGATTTTTCCGAATATTGATATGTACAAAGAGAACCTGTTAAATAGAAATCAAAAGCATATGGGTTAAAGTTGTTTTGTCTAAAAACTTCTCTAACGTGATCTAAGTGATATTCAAAAAAAGCACTTTTGGGAGTCATCCCGTTAAATACATCTTGATCTAAAGTGTCATGAATTGGATCTAAAATATTAGATTCTTTTTGAATTAAATCCTGTTCCACTTCAATACCTTCCAGTTTGATTCTTTCGTATTGTTAACCCAATTTTCATAAATTTCTTGCCAGTTCACTTTGGACTCATCTAGCCAATGATTTGCTATATCTGTCGGTTCAGGAATTCCCATTAGGCCATAAACAATCTCTCGCATTTTTCTAATATAATCTTCTTGAGCCTCTGGATCGTCTGGATATCTTCTTTCAGCATCGCTTCGCCATTTTTGATCATCATTTTCTAATTGCATTAAAATTTCTTCTTCATCGGTATATTCAGCAAAATCGTTTCTAAGTTGTTCATTATATGGACCAATTACTCTTTCGATTGCTGCCATAGCAAAGTCATCAACAGAAATATTTTTCTTTGCTAACTCCGTGAAATACAAATAGTCATCATAATCGTTTTCCATCATAAGATTAACGTTCCAAGTTTCCCAGTTTGTCCAGCCATTATGATCTGAGATTTTATTCCATTTAGACCCTTTCCACCAACTTTCGGGTTCCCACTTATCTAGAATTTGATTTTTTCTTTGTAAAGAATAAACTTCATCGTAACCTAATTCTTCGTTTACTTTTTCAAACCAATGACCTAAAATTTCATCAAAGTCTACTTTCAGAATATCATCAATTCGTTCTGTTTCGTCACAGGTTCTGTTATGTACATCAATAACCATTTCTTCAATTTTTTCACGCCAAACTTCTTTTAATTCAAAAAAAGTTTCACTTGGGTATTTACTAATGGCTTTTTTTGCTAAATCTAAAAAATATTTATATATATTAAATTCGTTTTCCATAATGTTATTTGTCAAAAACGTTTCCCAGTTTGTCCAGCCTCCATAGTCAGAAACTTTTTCCCATTTAGAAAACAAATTAAATGAATTGCCAAATTCTCTTAATAGTAAAGATCGAACTTCATTCCAGTTTATCATTCCCTCATCTATGATATATTCCGCAGGATCAAATGGAACTCCATCCATTTCCCATTTATCCATCATTGCTTGAGTTAAAGAATTAGCAAGTTGTTGATCGCCTCTTGATATATTATTTGCAAAATATTCTACATAAGCAAAAACTTCTTCTTCTGATAAGGCTCTCCATTGCTTTGCGTTTCTAGGAAGGTTGTCAGGGAATTGCTTAAAAGTGTTTTGATTAAACTTCTTTATAAAAGGAATAAAGTATCTTCTTACATCATCGGGAGTAGGATTTGCTTCAAAAAGTTTATCTAGATTTAACATACTATCTTGACCATGTTCAGCAATTAAAAACTGGGCGACCAACTTTTCTTCTTGACTTGAGGCAAGTCTAACGTTTGAAACTTTATTTAAACTCACTACCTCTACTCTTTCTCTAACAATCTCTTTATCTGGTTCAGACGCTTTCCATAGACGAACAAAATAATCTAAATTTATTGGAACTTTAACATCTTCTTTATATAAAGAAATAGATTTATCAGCAGGAAGATAGTCTCCTGTGATATAATTATCTTCTAGGGGTTCTTCAAAATCAAAATTATTTACAAAGTGAATTTGATCTTGATCTATATTCCAAATAAATCTATATTGCATAATTATTCTCTTTAGATATCTATATCTTAAGGCTTAGAATAACAACCTTATTTAGTGAAAAAGGGGTCATTACTTAAATGTTTCATTTACCTATTATTTTATCAAATAATAACGCTGTAGTCCCAGAAGTTGCTCACAATGGAGATGCTGGTCTTGACTTGGTTGCCTGTGAAGACTATACTCTATACTTGGGTGAAGTAAATTCAGTTAGTACCGGGATAGGCATTGCTATTCCATTAGGATATTGCGGATTAGTACTTCCGCGCTCTTCTATGGGCAAGAAAGGCATTATCATCCCTAACGCTCCCGGACTTATTGATTCTGGATACCGTGGAGAAGTAAAAGTAATGCTTTTAAATTTGTCTAACAATATCTATAAGATTAAAAAGGGAGACAAGATCGCGCAATTAGTTATTGTTCAACATGAGCGCGTTTCTCTTGAAGAAGTTAACGAACTTCCACCTTCACACGACGGTAGGGGTGTCGGCGGGTTCGGATCTTCTGGAAAGTAAGATCTAAATTATTTTTAGTTACTGTAATGTAAAGTGTACTTTGTTGTATTTAAAGGAGCGTAGAATGGAAGAGAACGAGAAGCAGCAAAAGTTTAGTCCGTCTGGACTTGGAGAGATTATTTTTAAAGAGAGATACGCTAGAAATGAAGAAGAGACTTGGGAAGAAGCCTGCGAAAGAGTTGCGCGTCATATCGCTGACGCAGAGACTAATGGAAAAGTTAACAAGTACTCAGAAAAATTTTATGAGGAATTGGTAACAAATAGGTTTATGCCCGGTGGTCGTATTTGGTACGGGGCTGGTCGTCCAAAGGGACAGTTACTTAACTGTTTTGTTATTCCAGTAGACGATTCCCGAGAAGGTTGGGGAAAGATGCTTTATGACACTACTGTTATTTCAGGTTTAGGTGGCGGCATTGGAGCAAACTATTCAAAGCCCCGTCCTCGCGGATTCGCAATTAAGGGAACTGGTGGAGTATCAACAGGTGCTGTGTCTGCTATGAAGATGCAAGACGGTATCGCTAATGAACTTCGTCAAGGCGGTGGGCGTCGTGCTGCTCTTATGCAGTGCCTTAATATTAATCACCCAGATCTTGAAGAGTTTCTTCACGTTAAACTAGATCGTCAAGAACTTGAAAATGCAAACATTTCTGTTGTTCTTAATATGCCAACAGAAGAATTTGTAAGATTAGTTCAAGAAGATGGTGATATTGTATTAGAATTCAATGGACTCCCAACTGGTGAAATCCTTAAGGCTAAAGAAGTTTGGGAGACTCTTGTAACAAATGCGTGGAATTCTGGTGAGCCGGGTGTTCTTAATGGGCACCTTGCAAACAAGATGAACAACATATACTACTATGAAGAACTTATTTCTACTAATCCTTGTGGTGAAATTTGGTTAGGCGCATATGATTGTTGTGATCTTGGCTCTTTGGTCCTTCCAAGATTTGTTAAGGACGGAGAATTTGATTGGGACCAGTTTGATGCTTCAATTCGTCTTGCTGTTCGTTTCTTAGATAATGTACTTGATGTTAATCATTTTCCTCTTCCTGAGATTCAAGAGAAGTGCCACATGAACCGTCGCCTTGGCGCTGGCGTTATGGGACTTCACACTATGCTTTTAAAATTGGGTCTTCGTTACGATTCAGAAGAAGGATTTGAATTCGTTAATAAACTATTTGAGTTTTACAAGAATGTAGCCTATGATGCTTCTGCAACTCTTGCTGCTGAGAAGGGACCATTCCCCGGTTTTGATCGTGACAAATATTTGCAAGGTGGTTTTGCTAAGACGCTTAAGCGTGGTATTCGTAACAAGATCAAGGCTCACGGTCTTCGCAACTGTGCCCTTATGACTATTGCTCCTACCGGAACTACTTCTATGGTATCTGGTGTAACTAGCGGCATTGAGCCTTTGTTTGCTCCCGTATACTGGCGTCGTTATCGTGTTAGCGATGAAAAAGGTCGTGACCAGAAAAAACAAGAACTTGTTATTACAGATGAATATAAGGAGTTTGGTGAGATTGCCGTTGGTGCTTATGACATTCCTGTAGAAGCACATTTTGAAATGCAGAAGACTGTGCAAAAGCACATTGATAATGCAGTATCAAAGACAATTAATCTTCCAAAAGAGTATCCACTTGACAATCTTAGCGACTTATGGTTACAATACCTTGATTCATGCAAGGGAACAACTATTTATCGTCAAGGTTCTCGCGGAGAAGAGCCACTAGAACACATTCCTGTAGCAGAGGCTAAAAAGATTATTGAAGAGCAAGGTATTGTCATTGAAGGATCTAACTTTGCTGAACTTAATTCTCTTGAGTGTGTTGGTGGGGTTTGCGATATTCCAGATTTAGAAGAAGTTGCTGCTGCATAAGGTTAGTTGCTATAATTAAATAGCAACGTTCGGGAGTAGTTCAGTGGTAGAACAGTCGGCTGTTAACCGATATGTCGCAGGTTCGAATCCTGCCTCCCGAGTATGCGGATATAGTTTAGGGGTAAAACGTTGGCCTTCCAAGCCATATTCGTCGGTTCGATTCCGACTAGCCGCTTGCAGTATGATATAATGTAAAAAACAGATTGGAGTATGATATGGTTAATGAGCGTAAGAAGAACACAGATCCTCGCAAGGGGACTCCCGAAGTACTTCATCCAAATAAGTCAGAGCAGGATCGCATGCCTTCGGCAGAGCGTCCTCGCGTTAAGAAAGCCCAACAGTGGGCAGATCAGATGCAAAAGGATAGACCAAGCGGTATAGGATTAACAGGTTAATAATCCTCTCCGTGTAACTCAGTGGACAGAGTAACGGACTTCTAATCCGTAGGTCGCAGGTTCGAATCCTGCCACGGAGGTTTGGGCGAGTAACTCAGTTGGTCAGAGTGCCTGCTTTACACGCAGGAAGTCGGGGGTTCAAGTCCCTCCTTGCCCATGAGGGGAAGTGGTGAAATTGGCAGACACGACGGACTCAAAATCCGTTGCCGCAAGGCGTGGGGGTTCAAGTCCCTCCTTCCCTACTGGCCCATCGTTCAACGGTTAGGACGCGACTCTTATAAAGTCGTAATCTGGGTTCGATTCCCAGTGGGCCGATGAAAAGAACTAATATGAGCATACATGACAAAAAGAAATAAGGGGGCGTGGCGGAATTGGCATACGCAGAGGACTTAAAATCCTTAACCTGTAAGGTTTGTGGGTTCGACTCCCACCGCCCCTACTAAAAAAATAGTGCATAATTATTTTCTATTACGGAAACTAATAACAAAGGATTGCGACTATGGTTGAAGAAGAAACAATGACTAATGATATAGATTATAGACCAATGGATGATCCGTTTGATGAGTTCCAAAGGGCTAAATCTGACTACATTCATATAAGTAAAACTTATAAAAATTATTTTTCTGCTGAATCATACCTAGAAGCAGAAGAAAAAGCATGGATAAGATTACAAAATGCTTTAAAAGATCCAAACTTAGAACTATAAAAACTATTTTGGTTTTGATATAATCAAACTTATAGGGCGCATTCGTCTAGTGGTCTAGGACTCGGGACTTTCATTCCCGCAACAGGGGTTCGAACCCCCTATGCGCTATCACTATTTAAAAATAGGAGGAATAATGGCAAGAGCAAAGCATCGGTGGCGTAGACAACGTGATCAAATGTGGGCGTTAATAAATAAAGTTGAACGTCAACGAAAGCATCAAGAAATGCTAGAAGAGCATAAAAATATTAAAAAGGCTGGGTTGCGACCCACTAAACAAGAAGAAGTACAAGTTACTGAATAAGTTTTACTCCGGGATCGTCTAATGGTAGGACAGAAGGCTTTGGACCTTCTAATCTAGGTTCGAATCCTAGTCCCGGATTTTATTTATCTTTTATTACTAAGCATAAGTAATAGAGGATAATATTATGAATATCTATATACTTTCTTGGGTGCTTGCAGTACTCAGTTTAATTGGAATGTGGAATGTAGGGAAATACCGACTTTGGGCTTGGATTTATTTAGGTTGCCTAGAAATCCTTTGGACTTTTTATGGTATAATGACTAAACAATACGGATTTATCTTACTCACCGTTGGATACATAACGATTTATGTGATAAACTATAAAAGATGGAAACAGAAAGAAAACTAATTGAATTGGCAGTGGTATGACTGGTTTTTCTTTGTAGTCCTTGTTATAATATTCTTATGGTTTTTATATTGGGGACTTAAAGATTAATATATGGCTCTATGGCGTAATGGCAGCGTAGGGGACTTTTAATCCTTCAGGTCTAGGTTCGAATCCTAGTGGGGCCACTATGACTAATCAACAAATATTATATGCAATAGAAAAATATCCTGATAATATGATATCTTCAATTGAAGTTATATGTGATATCTATAACATAGACATTTTTCATGCTTATGCTATAGTTCAAGATGAGCATGGACCGTTATATGATAACTCTCCATTATTAAAATAATATAGAGAAAGGACTGTAATTTGAATACAGCCACTGACAGCCGTAATGTTATTGATTACTATAAGTATTGGAATGAGGATGCTATTAAGGCATCTTTAGATAAGGTGAGGTTTCCGTTTGTTGTTGCAATCGAAAACTTTGACAAGGATTTTAATATTTCCACTACCATTCGTAATTGTAATGCTTTTACTGGAAAAGAAGTATGGATTCTTGGGCGTCGAAGGTGGGACCGTCGCGGTGCTGTCGGTACTCATCACTATGAGCATCTTAAGTTTGGTGCATCTCTACAGAATACGGTAGATGCTCATCCTGACTATCGTGTGGTAGTATTTGAAAACTACAATAATGCACAGGATATCCGTGAGTATGATTGGAACGAAAAGACTATTATGGTTTTTGGGCAGGAAAGCATTGGAGTTACCGACAAGGCTATGGATCTTGCTGACGACGTTGTTTATATTCCTCAGTTTGGATCTACCCGCTCTCTTAATGTTGGAGTGGCTAGCGGTATCGCAATGTATTCTTATATTCAGCAGTTTGGAGGTTGATAATGAGTTATCGAATTAAAGAAATTCGCACTACATTGGCACAGGCTAATTATTATCCAGCAGGGTTGAGTGCAGATCTAGACGCGCAGTTGCGAGATAAGATGCAAAGCGATATTGAATGGTTGTTGAATGAACTTGAACGTCTGCTAAAGGAAACAGTATGAGTGACCGCCTCGCAGAGATACGCGCACGGCTGGATGCGGCTCCATCGGCTTGCGACTGGTGGGTAGAAAAACTTCCAGATAAGGAGTAATTAATGGCTAATAAGATTGAAGAGTTTCTTGCTGTAACTGAGAATATGGCAGAGCGCTCTACACTTAAGCGCTTTCAGGTCGGTGCCCTTATCCATAGAGATGGAGAGATTAGTACCGGATGGGCGCATATGTCCGATCTTAAGTTGCAGAGTTATATTTCTATTCATGCAGAGATTCATGCCCTTTGGAGGGCTAACCCTAAGTTCCTTGAAGGAGCAGATTGTTTTCTTGTAACTCTATCTGCCAAGAGTAAGAATCGCACTAATAGCAAGCCCTGTAAGTCTTGTATGGCCCACCTTTACGATGCGGGTATTCGTAAGGTCTATTATTCTGTAAGTAATGATGAATATGGCGAGATTGATTTTAGGCATGGTTTTCCTGATATCAAGATGATTAAGGCTCGCACGGCAGAAGATTGGAGTAATAATTAGATGTATGACTATCTAGTGGTTGGAGCAGGATTATTTGGAGCAACGTTTGCTCGCATCATGACCGATTCTGGAAAAAGTTGTTTAGTAATTGATAAGCGAGAGCATATTGGCGGCAACGTATATACAGAAAAGCATGAGGGCATTCATGTTCATAAATATGGTCCTCATATTTTTCATACATCAAATCAAGATATTTGGGATTTTGTAAATAAATATGCAGAGTTTAATAATTATACTCATAGGGTTAAGGCATTCTATAAAAGAAAATTTTATACTTTACCTTTCAATTTAAAAACATTTAATGAAATTGCTAATGCTTCTAGTATTAAACAATTGCAAGGTTGGATTGAACAATGGAACGAACTACCAAACAAACAATCTAATTTAGAAACTTGGGCAATATCACAAGTAGGTCCAGAAGTTTATAAAACGCTTATTAAAGGCTATACAGAGAAGCAGTGGGGCAAACCTCCGTCAGAGTTGCCAGCAGATATTATTAAACGTCTTCCTATTCGTATGACTTTTGATGATAACTATTTTAATGATACTTATCAGGGTATCCCAGTAAACGGATATACAGATATGATATCTAATATTCTTAAAGATATTCCATATCTAACAAATATGCCATATGCTCATCATCTTAAAGAATTGGCTCATAAAGTCGTTTACACAGGACCAATTGATGAGTTTTTTGATTATGAACTGGGTAAACTTGAATATCGTTCATTAGATCTTGTAAATGAAGTTTATGAGTCTGAATATTATCAAGGTTGTGCCCAAATAAATTATACAGAAAAGTTTATTCCTCATACGAGAATTGTTGAGCATAAGCATTTCTACCCCGGACTAAAAACAGACAAAACAATCATTACTAGAGAATTTCCTACAAAGTTTGGCGAACCTTATTACCCAATAAACGATAAGAAAAACAACGATCTATATAATGAATATAGAAAAATGGCTAAAGTAAAAGCACCAAAAGTTATTTTTGGAGGTAGGCTTGGCAACTATAAATACTATGATATGCATCAAGTTATTGGACAAGCAATGAAATATGCTAAACTAGAAAAAGAAGAAAAAACGAACAATTAAATAGTGGTTACTTGGGGATGAATTAGTTTCGACCTATAGAGAAGCCAAATCAATCAGCGGTTAGTTACCTCATAACTCCTGCTTGGATAAGCAAATAAACATAAATGGCAACTTAAATGAAGTCATCGTTCCAGACACTTTCCCCGCCTCATGGGTAGAGGAATTTGCTGGAGTAGCCGCTTAGTCTACAACTACTAAGCACAGTAGTAAACCGAAGTACAATGTAGTATAATATGCTGTATAAGTTGATTTGAGGGAACTATATGGGACACCGGGGCAGAGCCGGTCATCTCCATACAACGCGGGGTGGAGAAGTGGTTATCTCGTCGGCTTCATGCGTCGAAGATCGAAGGTTCGAATCCTTCCCCCGCTATATGTTACATAACAAAAATAAAATTAAGAAGGCCCGCATAAAGCGGGCCTTTATTTTTGGGTTAGTAACACTAATTGCAAACTTACTATATAAGAAAGGAGTAGTATATAAGAAGATGATAGGACAGTTTATTATTATTTATAGCGCCGCTTTGCTTGACATACTGTATGGTGCTGCTGCTATAATACATAAAGGAAAGGATGAATAATGGAAGTATGGATTAGAGATAATGAAAGTGTGGCTCTTTTATATAGAGTCCATGAAGAAGAGCGCACAATGTTTAAAGAATTTGCATTTGATTTTTACCAACGCTCACCCCTCGGATGGGTAAAAATTGGCAACACGCATAATTTTTCATCAAAAAAGACCGCCATTAAAAGTTTGTCTAGAATGGGTTATCAGAAAGATCCTGATCAGAAAGATCTATATCCAGTTGGGGATCTTCTTTCGCTATAAGAAGTTCAAGAGTTTGCTCTGATTCTTCCTCTACCTCTCTCATTATGGCTAAAATATTCTCTAAAGAAAAATCTATCTGGTCGTAAGAGGGGTTTCCAATAGATAGATGCATAATTTTTTTACACCATTCTATTGCCTCTTTAACATTATAACGATCAGATAGTTCCTTCTTAATACAGCGTGGGGGACGAACTCCAATAAAAAATGCATGAGTTCCTTCTTTGTCTTTTAGAAAGTCCTCAAGCATATCTGCTCGTATTTCTTCTGTTTGGTTATTAGCAAAAGAAGAGATGAGTAAGTTGCCCTTACCCTTTGGTTCAATAAGATAAATACCTTTTTTATCTTCTATACTAAGTATTTGTTCTTCTATTTCTTGAAAAGAACCATATTTAATAATCACTATTACATTATATCATGTTTTAATAATATAATTCATTACTAGATAGGGTGGCATATTTGTGTGAGAAGATCCCCCACCAGTATTATTAATTGTCACATTTGCGTATCCAGTATTTGTTGTTAGCGACCCGTTTGCTCCATAAGTGGCAACATCAAATGCTCCAGTATCACCACCACCTAAACTATCACCACCAGCACTTGTTGGGTATGTATGAGTGTGACCAGAATCTGTTGCAACGTGAGAGTGAGAAGGTATTTGTGTTACATCAAGAGTAACATTTTCTGTTCCTCCAGCATCTCCTTCTGACCTTCCATTTCCCGTACCGATAGGCATACGAGTAGAAAGATCTGGAACATTAAAGGCAGTACCACTACCACCATAATTGTATTGAACAACTGCGAATAAATCTGGGTAATCTGCTGTACCGATAGATGCTCCATCGCACAATAAGTATCCACTAGGGGCAGAAGTTCCCGCATAAGGTAAAACGGCTCCTACTGGGTTAGCGTAACTATTTAAATGGTTTAAATTGTCTCTTACTTCTGTATTCCACATTGTAACGGTTAAAGTTCCGTTACCAACGGCAGTAGATGGTGTTGTGTAACTCATTTTTGTTCCTTAATATTTATCCTAATCATTACCAAAAGTAGACTCATCAAATATAGCCTGATCGAATATAATTCCTTGATTTGTATCTTCTGTTGCTGAAAAAGAATCGTCAACAGTAATTGATCTGCTAGACAATTCTCTTAATCTCCCCATCTTTGCATAATGAGGAATTATTTCATATCCATATATCCAAGCGTTTGTTGTGTATGCTCTTGCTCTAACTTTTAATTTATTATATTCAGAAATTGCTGCAATATAATCCTTATTTATTTCATTTTGATCAAGAACTTCTTGATGGATAGAGATATTATCTATGAATATAAACGGGTAGTCTGGATTAAAACTATTAAAAGTATTATGAGGAATAGTTGCTGTTGGTCCCGGTATTTTTAATTTATAATCAAAAATTAGATCTGATGACAAGTTTTCATTAGCGATCAAATCTCCATCCCAGTATAAAGTTAAAATACTTCCGTGATAGTCATATGTAAAACATGCTGTATGCCAATTTTGATCGTTCCAAGTAGGAACAGTTGCAGTTACTGTTCCTACATTATTAGAAGTAAAGACTAAATTGTTTGTATTTTGAATTGAGAAAGACCAACTATTTGTATCAGAAGCAAGAGCATCTTGACAAGAAAGAATTGTAATATCATTATTAATTGTGTCTGTATAAAATCTTATTGAACCAGTTATATTTGTTGCAGAACCCACTCCAATTCCAAATATTTCTCCTAAAGTTACAGTTCCTCTTGTTTCTAAATAACTTTCAGTACCTCCATAAATTGCAATTGCTTTGTTATTTTTAAACTTTTTAACACTTTCAGGAATATAATAATCATTTGCTCCAACAGAACCTACTCCAGAAATTGCAATTGACTCTCCTGTTGGAGATAACCAGCCGGGAGTATTCACAAGATAGTCATTTAGGCTACCAATACTTGTTGTTATAAATTCTCCAACCGTATAACTAACGTCGTCTTTTGGCAGCACATATCCAGCATCCCCTGTATTAAATTCCCAAAGTATATAAGGATTTTTATTAATGATTGATGTATAGTAATTTTGAGATGCAAAATTGATAGATTTGTATTCTCCATTGATTGCATCTAAAAATGGAACATAAGTTCTTCCGTCGTTATTTGATGCTTCCCATTCTACTGCCTCTAGCGTTAGTTGAACATCTTCAATCCAAAAATATCCATAGGGATCTGTAATGGGTGGGATAGGTTCTATTTCTCCATAATGACCAATTTCTAAAACAAATTGATTATTATAAAGCACATTAGTTGATAATGGAATATCAACTTCATTCCATTCGTTTGGTACAAGATCGGGCAAATCTTGAAGATAAAGAACTCTTGTTTTATTTTCGTTCCAAAATACAATTCTAAAATCTCCAACATTTAATAAATCATTAAATCTTATTTTTGTTTTAAATATAAGTTTTGAAAAATCATTAATTTTTAATTTTGACTTATATTGAACAGCAGCAATTTTTGCATCTTCTTTTTTAATAATTTTAAGAGATTTTGATCTATAAAATATATTTGTATCTTCTTCTACAACAACATCATCAATATCTGCATTTTGTGGATTTGCAATAAAGCCGCATTCTGTTTTTCCTGAAAAATTAAAATTGTTAGTATTTTGTACTCTTTCAAAATCTTCAATATTTCCAGATAGTAATTCAATATCTGGAACAGAACTTGAAAATAAACTGACTGCTTTTACAGGACTATAAGAATTAAAAGTTTTAGATTCATATTCTGCAAGAACTGCTTCTTTTGAATAAATGTAATCTACATTAAATCCACCTACTTCAGAAGGTTTAAATTGATATCCTGCATACCCTTTACCATAATCATCTAAATCTATATCTAAGACTTTGCCTCTAAGCCAAGGATTAGAAATATTTTGTTTTCCTGTTTCAATAATTCTTTCTTTTACAAAACCAGAGCCATCTTCACTTGAAAATAATATTGATTCCCATTTATTTCCAACAAAGTTTGTTACAAAAAAATAATCTCCTTGCGTTATGGGTTCGTCGTGGATAATATTAAAAACTTCATTATCTAAATTACCTAAATGGTCTTCATACATTTTAATTTCTATATTATTTGATGTAATTAACAATTTAGAACGTAAATATGAATTAGCGTCTGCTGCAATCGTAGGATAAAAAGCAGTCCCGGGATATACACCGCTGGTACTTGGATAAGTAACACTACCACCACTAATAGCCGCTGTTCCAAAAATAAAATCAGGATTTACTCTCCCAAACATGGAAAATTCTGTTGTTCCAGAACTCGGCGCAGTCTGCAAACTAATTTTTGCAACATATGTAAAATCTTTAACTTTTAAACCATTTTGTATTAAAACAGGCATATCATTTTGAGATACAGTGGGCCAAGTTTCTCTACTCAAAACTCCAGTTTTATTATTTACATTAGCATAAGAGTGTGAATATGTGGTTGGAACCATTTTTAGTTGACCAGTTCTAAATACAAAAGACCCACCATTGCTAACTATATTAAATTTAATTCTTTTTAAAGATGAAAGATCAACGACTCCAGAATCAGGAATTGATTGATTTGTCAAAACATTTCTATTAATTTTCCATAAATGGTCTGCGGTCCCAGCGTCAATTATTGGTATCTCTAATTCGCTTGAATCAAATGGTATTGTAACAGTATTTGCAGGGTCTAGATTTAAAGAAGAACTAAAAGTGACAGTACTAGCGCTTAAGTCTATTGTTGTAGGATCTGCTGTACCCGGTAAGTCCCATAATGCCATTTGAAGGTAATGAGTTCCTGTACTAAAAGAACCTTCTAATAAATTATCATCATAAATAGTTTCAAACTCAACTGTTCCATTAACTGGAACAGCAATTCCGTCGTCATAATTTCCATTAGCATTATTATTGATAGGGACTCCAGTTTCTAATTGAAATTGATTTTGAGAGTTTGCTATAAACTGAGTATAGTCATTTAAAGTTCCCTGATTTATTCCAGCATACACCCAATTTTCTTGGTTTTTTGTTAAAACAGTTCCTATTGTTGGGACAGACCCATTAGTAAAATAATATTCGTTACTAATTGCCCATTTTCCATCTACTTTTTGTTGGTAATAAGTATGGTACTGCTGATCATAGTTAGAAATTGAAACTTCTTTTATAAAAAGATTACATGCTCTAACTGTATAAGAAGGATCAGAAAATAATTCTACAGTTCCACTACCATCTGAGACTAATCCATATTCTAAATATGCCATTTAAAACGCCACCCCATCAAAATTTTCAGATGCAAACTCAGGCATCACATTTTCTCCTGTAGAAATTAAAGAATCTGCGCTTAATGTCCATCTCCAATCGTTTGCAGAAAATTCATTTTTTTCAATAAAACTTTCGTCATTTAATGTAATTATATAATTTCTATCATCAAAAGTTTTAGTTTTATCTCTTTTATAAAATTTAATATCTTTAATTCCTACATAATAACCAACTTGTGCATTTCTTGGAGATTCGACAATTTTATAAGCATGACGACATTTTTTCATAAACCACATATCGGGCCAATTTTTTTCTTCTTCAATAGGAACTCTATTTGATTTAGAAGAAACATTAACTAATGTTTTTGGCAGTATGTAATTCTCTGTTTTCCAAGAATTTGTGTCTAAAGATTGCAACAATGTTTGAAACTTTGAATCAGAAACGCGATTTGTTACTGTTTGTAAAAGACTATTGTGATATAAGTTATCAACAGTATTTGGATAAAAATTAACATCAGATATTTGAGAACTACGACTAGTTTCTTGTTCTGGGTTTTTCCAGACCTGATATTCATCAAGTACTGTGCTTTTTACGTTTTCTTTAATAAAATCAACAACACTTTTTGAAATTTCAGAAGTTAATTTATCAGACTCTGGAGTTACAATTCCGGTATTAATAAAAGTAGTTTTTACTTCAGAATATTGATTAGAGTCCGTTGTTGGAGTGTTAACAACTGAGATAAAGTCTTTTGCTAGTTCTTCAACCCAAGTGGGAAATAACCGATATTTTATTTTTTCTTGAGTATTTGGAAAATTGTACGGAGTTGTTGCGAGTTTAGAAAATTCAATTTTTATATATTTTGCATAAATAGTATTAGGTAATTGATAACTCTCTTTTGATAAAACATAATGACGAGGAATGGGATTCCATAATTTGTTTTCCCAACTAGTTAAAGAGTCATCAGTTGAATAATAAAAATGCATTATACACCCGGGAGTGAGAGGATCAATAAAGATTTCATCTATTGCAACAGACTCCCCTGCCTGACTCACATCAAAGTAAAGCGCTTCAACAGCAAACTTGTCTGGGTTAATCTGACTTTTCCAATACTTATTCTTTTTTGTTTTAAATCTGTTCTCTAGCGAATATTGATTTAAAGAAGTTCTATAAGAATTGCCTAACATATCAATAGTTTGCATAGCAACAAAATCATCAATAGACGCAATAGAGTATAAAAATCTTATATTTCTCACTTCAACTGACCAATCGAAAGGTATAGAGTTGTTAAACGGAAAAGCATCATTTCTTTTATAAAATTCAATTTTTATTTTATTTGTTTCTATTAATTCAAAGTATGGATTCATATACTGCCATGAATAATTAAAAACATTTTGATAATAAACGGACAAATCAGTTTCTATATCCGTTCTATAGTTAACTTCAATCCAATCCAAAACATCTTGGGACCAATAATAGATTTTTATATCAATAGGTTTTTGACAAATTTCAAACTCTATATTGTTTACAGGCTGATTTGTTAATAAATCAATTTCTAATGTCTCTGTTATTTCAGAGGGTTTTTCTTCTGAAGCCCAGAAGAATCTTTTTTGAACAGCATTTTGTTGATTAGCAAAATATCCTACAGGATAAGATCTATCTACAGTATAGATTCCTTTATTTGTAGAAGATCTGTAAAGCCAAGGACTAAAAATGTAATTATTTTTAATTACATTCGTTAGCGCATTTTGTGGCGTGTAAGAATAATTTTTATTATCCTCTATTTCATTTAAATGTTCAAATAATTTTTTTTGTTCAAAGTTAAAAGCGCCAGTATGATAACTAGACCCAGTAATGTTAAAAATTGGAATTGTTTCTACTGTTTCACTTTTTGACTCAAAGGCAGCATACGGTGCGCTTTTTTCTTGACCCAATTCAATCCAATTGTTGGTAGATGAATAAGAGTAATCTAAAAGATTTTTACCAATTACTTTTTTATCAATATAAAAATAATTACTAGTAGATTCCATATTGTCTACATCAAAAGGCACTTCTGTTTGCAAACTTTCGCCAGAGTAAATTGATACAATCGCATTTGAAGGAACAAATCGGTTTAGAGTTTCAGTAACTCTTCTTTTTTCTTCAATAGATAGAGTTTGCTCAGATTGTGGAATTATAATAATTTCTTGAAAAGCGTTAGTTTTACTTAAATTTCGAATGCCGATTGGATCGTCAGATTGGATATCATCTAAGTATTTCCAATTTTCTTGTATATAACATTCATATCCAGAAGAGGCTCTTGAAAGAATTTTTATTCCATCGTAAGAATTTCCATACTGAAAAAATCTCATAAAATCTTGAGTTCTTGATTTAAAAGAAGCGTCTTTGTATTTAATTGAAGACCATTGTTGTTCTGTTAACAATTGATTATATGGATCATAATCATATAACTCTTTTTTTGCTCTAATTAAGCCAAATAAATTAGAAAAAAGAGTATCTATATCATTAAAATTTGTACCGTTAAGAGTTGTATAAAGGCGAGGGGCTAACAATCCTTTTTTAACTCCAAGTACACCTGAGTCGCCTAATAAAGAATATAAAAATTTATATAAAGTACTGTTTTCATTTAAATTGTAAATTTCTTCAGGAAAAAATTTTCTAATATATTCCAAAAAATCTGAAGTTGGATTTAATCCTTCAACAATTTCTCTTTTTTCTACTAATTGACCATTTGAAAGAAGAGTAAAAATATCAGCCATTTAAGACACCCATGTACCCTTTGTCTTTTGAACAGGCTTTGTTCCATCAACAGGACCAATACCATAAAGTGCAGGCAGATCAATTTCATCTAATGTAAAATCATTAGTAAAAGTTTGTTTTATACTTTCATCAGGATTAATTTCTTGAATTCCATAATAGGAAGAATAAGAAGTGCCCGCAACATCACTGGCAGTTGGAATTCTTGCATTTAAAACACCCGGAACATCATATACTAAAGCAACAATATCACTAAATTGTACAATTGCTCCAAATGGGTTTGAATTAAAATATGTACTTAATGCTGTAAATATGGCATTATTTGTCGCTTCTACATTAAAAGTATTATCATAGATAATTTCAAGATTTATAAGAAATTGTCTGAAATTAGCAGCATGAACAAGAACATCTTGATTTATTTGTTTGTGAGCGTCAATGACTCTGTTTGTCAATAAAGGCAATTTATTAAAGTAATATTCGACAGAATAAGAACTATTTGCCACAGCACTACCCATAGCAGCACTTATCTCAAGACCATCACGACAACGTTCACTATCTCTAATATTTGTTATATCCTTAGCAAGCCAATAGTCTTGATTTAATTCCCAAGTATAGCCATCTACAGTTATCTGTTCTGGAATTGAAACAACAGGAACCCATGTTAGATTTATTAAATAATTTCCATCAGAACAAACGCTACCACTAGATTGTCTAATATAGTTTTCATTATAATATGGATTATCTACTACAGTTACAAGCAAATTACCATACCCATAAATTACATCAGTAGCAAATTCTGTATTTTGACCTGAAATATAAATATCTATTTTATTTAGATTTGAATAATTTAAAGTTTCATCTAATATGTTTCTACTCCATTTAGAAATATATTCATGTTCTAGGAAAACGACTTTGCCTTCAGATAACGCCTCGGTGGGAGGTTCAATAAAATCAGTAATTTCTATATTGTCATTAAATAAAGTTAATGCAGAAATAGCAGTTCCACTTGCTGCTGAGGCAGTTATAACTGTTCCTGAAGAAGAGTAAGATATTGAAGAAGAACCTAGTGAATATATTTCATGAGTTCCATCTAAAGCAGTTCCAATTCCACTTAAACCAGTTACTGTTACAGTTCCAGTTGTTGCAATACCTTCTGTACTAGCAGTTCCATTATTAAGAGTTAAAGTAACAATATTATTAGCATCTCTTGCTACAGTTGTAACATCAAATACTGCTTCTGGAACAACACTTCCTATTTGATACCAAGTGTTGTCATATAATAAATCTCTTCTATAAACATTTTTATATTGAACAGTTCCCCCGGCAGAAGATGTTCCTGATGAATTTTCAATGTCTGTAATTGTTACAGAGCCTTGTTCTAAGACCGCAGTACCGCTTAATGGAGATAAAGAACTTTCTCCACCCGGATTATATTTATAAGTATAAGCATACTGGTATTCGCCAAAAAGATTACCACTATCTATATCTTCATAAGAAGTTAAAGACACAGTTCCGTTTGGTGCTGGATTAACTGCAAAACTGTCAACAGAAATGCTAGGATATTTTATGTCTCCCAGAGTGTTTCTAGTAAAAGTATAATCGCTATCTGGGCTATAGAATTTAGTATCGTTGTCTTTTCTGTCACTTAAATAATAATTTTGATTATAAATATATTTTGCATTTCTATTTTCAGAAACCGCAGTCCCAGATGCGTCAATTTGAATGTATTCTTCAAATTTATTTGATGCTTTAAGAATAACTGCTCTATTTGTATATTGATTAGCAACAGATAACGCAAGAAACTGATCTTCAATTCCCGCAATATTTCTAAATAAATTATTCTTAAATCTTATTTTAAGTTCGTCGTCTGTTTCTGAACTTGTTCCACCGTAAGTAGCAACTTCATTTGTGATTGAAGAAATATTACTTAGGTTTCCAGTAGAAACTGTAATTTTATCTGCGGCAACGTTTCCGTTTCCTCCAGCAAAAGTAGCCTCAATTGGAACTTTAGCAAACAACTGATTTTCTGAGAGAGTTGCATCAACAGAGGTTATAAAATTAACAGCAGGAGAGGCTGCATTCGCAACTGTACTGAGTTGAGTTCCAGCAGGAATAAAAACTGGAATGCCATTCGTTTGATTACGACTAAAAGTTACTTGACCAATTGCTCTTTTTGCAGTTTGTCTAGAAAACCCAAAAAGTTGAACAAAATCATCAAGATCAGATCCAAATTTTGTATCAATATCAAATTGATAATCTTCTATAAAACCTTGAAATTGAGTTTCAGCAAGTGCTTGAGCAACTGCATCAATAATTTTTCTTTCAGGAGTTCCTAATTCGGCGGAAATTTCAGGATCTAATAGATACAACTGATCCCTCATTTTTTTACTAAATTCTTCTTGAGTCCACATCAGATTCCTCTAACAGTTGCTTCGTTTTGTATTGGTATATTTAATCTATACAATTCACCGCTTATTGTTTCTAAATTAACAGAAATATATAAAGTATCATAATTTTTAATATAATCTATATTAAAATTATTAATAATTTCATCCTGATCATAAGTAACGATTCTACCAAACTGGTTTATTTCTTGTTCTATCCTCATTCCTTGGTAAGACTGATAATAACGAATAAGTCTATTTATTTCTGAAACAACTAAATCTTCGTATTCTTCAGGTAAAACAACCATTTCTTTATTAATCATATAAGTTTTACCTTGCTCTCCATATTCAATCAGAGAACCAAGATCTGGGTTCATAGGATCGGTGCCAACAGGATGACGAATCCAGCACATCAAATCTTGGACGACCTTTTCTGATCCCCTTACAACTTCTAAGTTATTATCATATCCTTTTGCTAAATCTCCGTTAGAGATTTTAAGGCTCCAAGTCATTTTTTATATATTCCTCTATAATTAGGTTGCGCTATTCACCACTATGTAGTCACAGTTATAGGTTCAATTCTGATCCATCTATTGAAGAAAGATGCTGTACCGGCAGGTGCATAATCTGGATCTTTTCTATACTGAATAGAAAGTACGTCATTTTTATTAAAATCTAATTTATATGTAGTACTAACGGCCTCTGGTTTATCTTTTTGAGAAGCATAAATAGTTAGTGTAGCAGCAGGAGCGGAACCATTTACAGATAAGCCTAAATTAAATCCTGTATTGTTTGCATCTGATTGTGCTTCAGCCCCTCCTGAAAGAATATATGTTCCATCATAGGGGACAGTAATTGCCGGTGCCGTTCCTACCCAAGCAGTTCCTGTGTTAGTGGTAGTGCCGGGAGTAAAGTGAACATGAGAGGGACCACCAATAAAGTTCCATTCTGTATTTAATTGATTATATCTAAATGACCAAATAAGCCTATCGTCATCATCTTCTAATAATAACTTTTCTTCTTGTCCATCAAGCAAATTTGCTGTAGAAAGTCCAGATACTAACGGTGATACTAATTTAGTTGTATAAATAAGAGTTCCTGCTGAAAATTGATTTAGAGTACCAGAACCAAATAGAGCCGTTCCGGGTAAAGTGTTTTCTTCAAGATTTCTCAAACTTGGAGCCGCTTTATTAAAATCCATAACTATTTCTTGATCTGCATCTACATAAAGAATATTTTTACTTTCTATTCTAACATCCCCCGGACTAAGATCTGTAATTTTTCTTAACTGATCATCGCTTTCAAAACGAGCATATAGATTCCAGTTGTTGTCAATTTTTTTTACAATCCAGTATTCGTCTATTCTCGGAATTTGTATATAGGGAGAATAATAAAAAGAATAGGCAAGTCTAATAGATTGCCCATACATATCTATTCCTTCAATATATCCATTTAAAGGATCACATATAGTTATTTTTATTCTATTGTATATAACTTGAGAAGGAGAATTAATAAACTGTGCCATTTTAACTTATTCCATCCAATTTATCCCATTGAGCCGCTAGTTTTTTTGTACTTTTTCTCCCATTGAGCCATTCCTTATAAGTTTGCTTTTTTCCTGTCGTACTTTTGTTCATAGGAACAACTGTCGCTGGTCGCGCTCCAGAAGGAGGTCTTACTGCGACCATACCAATAGGATCTTTTGTTTCGTCATAATCTGTCATTCCCGGAGCAATCAAAACTGCTGAAGTACTAAATCCACTAGAATAACTAAATGTATGAGTTACATCTTGAACATAAAAAGTAAAACTTTTTATATTATTTTGATAATTAGGAATTTCAATAATCATGCCGGGAAATAGTTCAGGCATAAAAGTAAATTCTGCTCTTGAAATAAATTGTTCTGCCCATTTAGTCATAAAGGTATGATATGCGTAAAAAAATTCAACAATAGGATGACGAATAGTAAGATTACTTTCTGTGTAAGGTCTTGCTCCATATTTTTCTAGAAAATTAAGAGAAGATTCTTTTTGATTAAATTCAAAATCTTCACCATCATCTGTTCTTTCTTCTTTATCTTTTTTTGTTTTATCTTTTGTCTTTTCTTCTTTATTTAATGGATAAAGAAAAGAATCTAATATTCCTTCTTGTTCAATTGTAATTACTCCAGCACCTTGTAATTTTTCATACCAATCGGAATTAGCAGAGGGGAAATTGCCAATTCCGTAAGGGTTTCCCATAATATAAACATGAGTAGTAAGATACTTATCAGAAAAATCAATTGTACATTTTTTAATTTCTAATTGACTAATTCTAAGCCACGGAGTTCTTTTTGCAATATTAAAATAATCGGGATACCAAGCAATAAAATCGCCATTTGGAAGAGAAGCAAAATTACGCATTGAACCAATTGCTATATCTTTAACACTGTCAAATAAAGGAACGTCATTTTGTAATGCTCTTTTACCTCTCAACAAAAGTGAATCAACTAGACTTCCGGGGAATTGATAAGCAACATTAAAGGCTGCTCTATTAAAATTAATTGCATCTTGATAGTTTTTAGAATCATCATTTCCGCTACTAGAACCGCCAGACACATCTGTAGATGCGCCATCTAAAAATGGCATTGGGTCAATTCCAGCAGAATATGGTGCATTATATGAACCTTTTGCCATTCCAAAATGTAAATGGGGAGGACCAGCCTTACCACTTAAACCAATTTGTTGACCTCCAGTGACTTCATCTCCGACTTTTACAATTGTGGAACTCAAATGAGCAAGATAAGCAGAATATCCAGTATTTCCTTCTAAACCAACTCTAATCCCAGCCATTTTAGGATCGCTAGAATCAAGTAGTCCTTCTTTTACTATTTTCCCACTAAAAGGAGCAAAAACAGGAGTGCCTTCAGGGACTCCCATATCAACAGCATAATCGCTTTGCCAATTGTTCTCCGGTCTCGCTTTGTGACCAGCAACGCCACCTAAATTATTCCATTTTACACCGCCTAGCGGGTTAAAAAATTTTTCACTCCCCACGACGGAAGTTCCATTACCGCGATCAGTAGTATCTTCTTTATTTGGGTTTCCTTCAGCAATAGTTTTTTGAATTTTTCCTTTAGATTTCATTTTTATAGCATAATCATAAATAGCAATTGCTATCTGCCATGCCCAATCATCGGTTTCAGGAATCCATTCTGAACTTTTATTTGGAAGTTGTAGATACGCACAAGTTGATGCCGCAGTATAGAAAAATCCGGGAATTGATCCGTTCCAAGAATTTTTTGCGGCCTCTTCTGAACTAAAACTTTGTGATCCTCTAATTGCAGTTAATCCATTGCCACTCTTTTTTGAATTAGGATTGTTCTTTGCTTTTCCTAGTAAATTGATAAAATTATTAGAATTTTTTATTAAAGATTTGTCATTTTTAATTACGTCCCGTCCAAAGATACTTGAAGGTTTCTTCCAATCAGACCCATATTGACCCGTATTCAAAGGACCGCGATAACCCTGAGTAATGCTTGGATTAGTTAAATTAGGACTGCTACCCTTTGGTGTAACATAGTAACAAAAATCTTCATCTCTATCAGAATCAGTATGATCTATTGCTAAATACAAATCTCCTTTCCAACCTTTTGTAACATCTGAATGATAAACTATTTTAATATCAATTGGATCAACTTCTTTAATTTTTTTTGATTTATTTATTCTATTTTGTGTAGCAATTATTTCATTTACTCTATCTTTAATTCTTTTAGCAATATCTCTATTTTTTGCCATTCTATTAATACTAGATTCTACTTCATATCCTCTTGCAAAAAAATCTAATTTTTGATATCCATTTAAAAACGTATCATTATTTGCTCCAGCACCAACTGCTTCTAAATACACTGTTAAAGTATTATTGTCTCTAGTCCCCGTTCCAGCGGCAGAGTTTCTTGTCGGGCTTGCAGCATCTTCTACTGCTTTTTCATATTTTGGACCACGAACGGGAAAATTAGGATTGGCTCCCATTTTTTCCATAAAACTCTTTACATTTTTAGGCCAATTTGCATTATCATTTCTAGGATCAGAAACAGGTGCCCAAACAGAACCAATTTCTTCAACAGTATATTTCCCATCATATTCGCTTTTCGATTCCCATGTTATGGTAGCCATCTTGGGAATCGAAACTTCCCAAGAAGGATAAGAATAATCTGTTCCTAGACCTCCGGGATTATGTCTGTTTACAGCAGGTTGGTGTTTACCATAAGAAGTTTCTAATAAAGTGATTGCAATAAGAAATCTTGGATCAACTTTATGCTTTGTCCCAACATTGTAGTAAGTTGGCAATTGATCAATAATCCATTGTGCTACATCAACACTTTTTAAATAATTCAAGACTTTTTCTTCGTCTACTAATACATGAGTTCCTGACCCTCCTACACCACCACCACCATCTCCTGACGGTTCAGCCCCAAGCCAAGCATCTAAAAATTCTTTTGCTGATTCCCAAGTTTGATCTTCTACAATAAAGTTTCTAAACATTGGCTCAACAGTGTCTAACCATTCTTGAGGAAGAGGTTCAATGTAAACAGTATCTGGGTTCCAACCTCCCACATCAATTAAAAGAAAACTAAGTAGTTTAGGAAAACCTTGATCTTCAATGTCTCCAGTTCCTGTTGAATCTGCTCCGGGAGGCTGAAATACATTAAATCCACTATCATTATTTTGAACAATCATACCCATTTGCAAAAAAGCCTGCATTACGTTGGGAAGAGTTGGGTCAAAGTAAGTATATTGCAATCTTTTTAGAGAACAACTTGCTTCGATAACAACTGGCTCTGGAACGAACTGAACTAAAGGTACTAAATCAATATAGCCAGAAAACACTAAAATTGGCTTCGTTTTTTTAAGATAAACTACGATCCTATCCATAGGACGAATTTTGCCTGATAATAAAATAGAAGTAGTATTGTCTTCTGACCCACCAGATCTTCTACCTTGAAGAACAAACCTAGCAGTAGAAACGTCATTTGATCTTCTTTCTATTGACCCTTCAATTATATCATTAGAAATATCAATAGGGGGGACTAATTTGCCCTCATCGTCTGTTTCATTAGGCTGTATATAAACACGAACTTCTGGAGAATAGGCGATTCGTCTTCCCATTTTAACTTCCTTTCGCTCCCTTTGTCCCGTCGTTTATTCCTGAAATTGGATCGTTATTAGAAGTGAACGGTTGTCTAGCGGGATTAAATGGTTTAATTGCTCCAGCATCTGTTGAAAAAATTGCAGGAATTTTTTGACCATCTTTTATTGTCGCCGTTTTATTAGTTGGGTACTTTATAAATTCACTAAATTTTGCATTTCTATTAAAATTAATATCATGAGGATCTGTCAAATCTCTAAAAATAACAAATTCAAAAACAAACTCTGGAGCAACTGGGATACCTTGATTTTGAACAGATACTCCAGCCTGAAAACTCATAACTACTCCCAATGATCTAACTCCAGCCCCGGGAATTTCTAATAAAAATAAATTATTATGATCAATAGTTGCATTAACTTGTTGTTCTCTAATAAATTTTGCTAATGCATTATATTCTGCTTCATCTTTACAAAGTCCTTTGATTTGAAAAGGATTTCTTTTAAAGTATTGAGGATAAAATTTATTATAAAAACGAGAAACAGCATTTTGTCCAACTAAGCCATATCCATAATTTACTTCTAGTACCCATAAATCAAAAGAAGCAGTGTCTTGTGGTAAAGTAAACTTTCTATCTTCTTCTTTATTATCAGAAGCGGCTTGATTAAATCCTAATTGACCGCTTTGACTATAAGAGTCTGTTCCATAAGAAATTTTTTTAAGAAATGCTTTTCTTTCACCAGCATTTTTATTGATTAATTGTTGCTGTTTTGGAGTTATCTTTTTTTCAGACATTTATTCCAAACCTATCTTCAATTACTTTTTGTACTTCTGATGTAACGTTCCTATCTATTACGTCTGGGGGATAGGTAAAACCTGCTTGCGAAAGTGCATCAGATTCAGTTATATCAAAATTGTTCACAAATTCAGCATATGAGGCTCCAAGTGACCGGGCTTCTTCGCTTACCGAAATATCACTTGTTGCAGTGGGATCAGACCATTGAATAAATTCGACAAAACCAATTCCACCTTTATTGTATTTAAGTTGATTTGTTGCTGCTGTAGTTGCTTTAGAAACAAAATGACTAGATAAATATTCTACTAAACTACATTCTAATTCCCATTGAGGTAAAATCTCGTCATTTGCAATTCTGACCCTTGGAAATTCATAAGGAATTAATTTAATATCATTAGCCCCTTCCCAACCGTAATGAGGGTAACTAAATCGCATATTTTGATTAGAAAAAGATGACTGACTCTTAACTGTAAAGAAATCTCTAAAGAAATTAGCAAGATGCACTATTCCATTTTTGCGAGCATTTTCTTTATCTTCAAAAAAAGAAATATCATCGCTTTTATTATAATAATTGTTATTTATTCCCCAAAAACCGTTCGGCACATATCCGCTTAATTTGAAATTATCTATTTGAACGCCTAATATCTGTATTACTTGACCGCCGTAAGTATCTTCAACTTTTGTTCTTAATGAATAACTCCAAGAAATATTTTCTGGAGGAACTAAAAGCCATATACTTTTCTTTATTGGCTCTCCTTCTACAGTATTATCATAATAGGAAAAAGAACACATATTTCTTGTATCATAAACTCCACCTGAAAAATATGCTGAAGAATCAAGATATCTACTTGTATTACTTTTTTTAAAATTTGGATCTATAGAATTATAATATTTTTCTTTATTTGCAATTAAATTTGGAGAAAAAGGATCGTCCTCTGGCATTGGAACAATCCTAGTAACAGCGTTTGCGGCCACTCCTTTTGGAAAAGTATATCCACTAATATCTTTTGTTCCGTCATCAGAATCAGAACTGCCCTCTTTCCATGAAGGTAGTTTATTATTTTTTATGTAGGAATAGAATTCATCACCGGGGCAACTAACGCTATTGTCGCCATCTTTATGACCTTGTAAATTATTCTGATCTAAATTGAGTTCATCAAGTAGCCACGATAAAGATTTTAACGCTGCTTCGGAGGGTAAATCATTGCTATAATCTCCATCAATAGCAATTCCCGGCTCATTGTTATGACCTACACAATGTTGACCTTCTACTGCTTTCCCTCTTCCTTCATAAACATTTCCACTAGGCATTATTATATAATGAAATCTAATATCATCTAACCCTTTGCCTGCGGGTCTTAAAGTCATATCTTCACTTTGTATTTTTTTTAATCTTAGATATTCATTAGAAGCGCTTTCTCCTGTTCCAAGGGTAACTTCTTGGGTATGGTGAATAAATACTTTAATTCCTTTGTGCCAAGAAGTTTTTTTTGTTTTTTTAGGAGGTTGAGCGCCCCACGTTGAGCGAGAAATAATTTTACGAATAGCCATTTATTATTATCCCGTTTCTCTCTTAGAGGCTTCTCTGTTAGGCAATAGTTTTAGAAGTTTTTTAGCGTCATCAGTTAAGTCAACAAGTTGTCTACTTTGATCTTGTGTTTGACCAGCCGCAGTTCCAGCAATTCTTTTTTCAAATGCAGAAATATCAAATTCACCTTTTCTTACTAATTCAAGTTGTTTTTGATAGTATGGTTTTTTAATTAATCCACCCTCTAATGCTTTATCAAGAGTTTCAGTTCCCTTTTTAATATACTGATTCTTTTGAGCGGCACTTAATTTTTGCCAGTTCTGTTTTGATAATTCTTTCAATTCACTACTGACAAAACCTTTTTCCCCTCGCATTGGGTTTCCGCCAACTGATATATCAAATTCTGAGGCTAACTTGCCAAAAGCATTTTTTGCGCCATCGCCTTCTGCTCTTCCTGCGGCAATATATAAATCTGCTGCTCTCTCAACTTGCTCTGGATCTAAACCAGCATCTTCTGCCATTTGATAAACTTCAGTAGGGTCTTCAGTTTTAAATCGTTTTGCTTGAATCATTCTATTAACATATATATTAAATGCTTGATTATCTCTACCACTAGGATCAGCAAAAGTTATACCGGGAGAAGCCATACCCGGTAACATTGGTCCTCCACTTGCTGATTGTTTAAAACCCTTTCTCAATGTATCTAAAGCGCTTTTAACTTCTTTTGAAGGTTTACCTCCACCAAGTCCTAATGCTTGCTTTTGCATTCCTTTAACGCCAAATTTTTCTAAACTTTTCATTTCATTTAAACTTTCTAGCGTTGAGGCTTGAGTTTTTATTTTGTCAGTTTGATTATAAATTCTTTGAGCAGTCATTGGTCCGTCTAGCCCAAAAGTTTGTGCTGCCATATTAAATGCAAAAGTTTCTTTTTCTTCTTTAGTTGATCCCGGAGCAGATCGCATAAACATATCAACTGTGCTTTTATATGAACTCAAACCTTGACTCATCATTTCAAGCGACTCTCTTCCACCCCCAGCAGAAAATGGATCGCCCATTGCCATTGCCATCATAGTTGACATACTAGCACCTTGACCAGCCATGCTACCCATAGTTAGCCCAAGCATAGTAGGGCTATTTAGAAGATTAAATACACCTTGTCCTTGGACTTGGGGAACGCTGCTCATTAAGGCGGCGGCTTGTAATGAACCCGGACCTCTTGTGTTTTGCAAACTCATTTGATTTAGCACTTGAACAGTTTCTTGAGCAAATTGAGCAACACCTTTTCCTGCTCCCCTTGCCATTTTACCAAAAACTTCCATCTCTTCTTGTGCTTCTTTTGCGTCTAAGCCAAGCCTTTTTATAGAAAGATCAATAACATCTATCGCCGTTCCTGCATCAATTCCGACTTTTTGCATAATTTCTTTTGCGCTTTCAGAAACGTTATAAGTCTCTCCTAAACTTCTAAATCCTTTTGATCTTGACGCCTCTATAAGAGAAAGATTTTGTTTATAACCCATCATATCAAAAGGATTTATTGAACGCATAAATGCTTCTTTACGCATTTGATAACCTTGAGAAATAGCGGGAGCCATTGATCCGCCAAACATACTAAACGGTTCTCCGGTTTTACTTGCAAATATAGAAGGAAAGGCTGTAAGGCTTGCAACATAAGATCCAAGTCCACTTGAAAAACTGTCAATTCCCGGACCCATTGCTCCACCAAGCATACCCATCTGGTTAGGTTGTCCTAATCTTTGCCCAATTACTCTATTTCTTGCAAAGTCTAAACCTTGAGCGCCTAACCTTAGACCAGACGGAATTGTAAATGGACGAGAATAAGGACTACTAACTAGTCCAGAGGCAACCTGATATCCCGCTTGTTGGAAATGACCCTCTTGCAACATCCTGTGTGCTTCGGGAAGGTTTAATAAACCAACATTTCTTCTTAAGTTTAAATACCCATCTGCTACATCACCCTCTGCGTTTTTAACACCGTAGGCAAACTGCGTCCTTGGCCGCGCTCTCACCTTTTCAGGAAGCGATCTGAATTCCTCAGCGCTTCTTGTAGCGCGAGTGTAAGCATTGCTAGATCTTCTTTGATCTGAATCCCCACCAGATCCCCCAGAACTTCCTGATAAAAGATTTTTAATTTCTCCTAATTGTTGAGATAGGGATTCATTATAGGCTTCTTGTGCTTTTACACCTATTCTCGTTGTTTCATGCAAACTTGCAATTGCTTCTACAATTTTATCAGAATCCGCCATTTTAACTCTTTTCTAAATCTTCAGCCTTCATTTCAAGATTTGTTAAAAACTTTTCAAGAGAAACAAAATCTTCCATTGTATCGGGGATAATTTGTTCGTAATTATCTCCTAATGCTTCATCATCTTTATTATCAATTCCCCAGATTTTTTCAGTCATTGATGGGAAAGCCTGCATTAGTGATTGTTTAAACATTGTTTCTTTTTCTTCTGTTTGATCTTCTCTTTCCCAAACAAAAAGATGAAGATTTATTAAATTTGTTAAATGATTTAAGGGTTTTTTATTTATGACACCTGATCTGTCAAGGGATCTGAGAAAGAACTTGAATTCTTCAGATCCTTGCTTGATAAATTTTCAACCCTCTCTATTTCATCATACATAGATGCTAGAAGTTGTACATATTCACCATTTATTGATTCTATAATTATCCAATTCCAATTTTTTAATATATAATTAAACTTTTCTTTTATATTTATGTAAGCGCTTTTGTCATAGCGAGGCATAAATGGAGTGTTATTAATAGAAACAATACAGGCTGCCGCTATAGCAACAGCGGCAGCCTTCTCTTCAGCAATCGTATCTGTAAATTCTTTAACTATTTGACCTACTATTAGTTCTTCTTCCAATTTTAAAGTTCTTATTTCAAATTTATGATTATACCACTCAAAAGAACGAACAATATGACCTATATGAATCAATTCATTAAATTCGTCTGAATTAGTTATTTCTTCAAATAAATCCTGACTATTTTCTTCACTCAATTTAATCTCCAATTATTTAATTAACCCCCCAAACTGGGTCTTGTACTGGAATGCCTTCATTTGCATAAGTTGCTGTTGTTTCTTCAAGATTTGTGTACCAAACTGTAATTGATAAAGGATTAACAATAGAATCAACAGTTGCATTTTCATCATCTCTTACATCAACAACTCTTGCGTTTTTAAAAGTTTTTACTCTCCAAGTAGTTGAATTTGGATTTCTAATTACTCTTTGTAAGGCAAACTTGCTTCCATTATCATCATTCATATCTGTGCTAGTCATCATCCAAGTAAAGAAATCCGCTAAATCGTTTATATCTTGAGGAATTCCACTAAACATATCTCTTAGTGTTTGCCAAATATTTTTATCAAAAGTTTCAAGAACGGTCATTGTAATCTCGCCGTGAGTAATTGCGCGAGGAACAATAATCTCAGTTGGCCTTACATAATTCAAAGGATGTACTTCAACGGCTCCAGTTACTGGCTGTGGAGAACGATGAGTAACTTCCTGACATAAGGCTAAAATTTTATTATTGCCTGCTCCATCTTTTAAAGTCCACGCAGTAAATGCGGAACCCGTTTGTCTTGCTCTAATAGCCATTATTTATTATTCTCCTTAAAGTATCAAATTAATATTGCCAGTAGTAATTCCGCCAGTTGTAAGATTAATACCAAACGAAATTTGAACGTAATTAATTGTATAGAATGGACGATATTCCCAACGAACACTAATTACTGTAGGGTCGTTTGTTGAAAATCTTGCAGTAACTGCTTGATAGTCTCCAAGATTTCTAGTATTTACTAGATTATCTAAAATCTGAGAAACAACTAGAGAAACCTTTGAAGGTGCAGAAGTGTCTGCTAAGATTTTTCCAACGACTTGATTATCTAATTCTTGAGCAACAATATTAACCATATTGTTTCTTTGTAAAATAACTGGGTATTCTCTAGTGTTGATATCGCTAGGATCTGTTGTGATTTCATGACGAATTCTAATACTTCCGGTACTTGGAATTTGTTCAACAACAGTTAATCCTGCTTGTCCATCTTGATTTTTACCAACAGTAGTTCTTTTTTCTCCAACAGAGGAAATTCCTGCAATTTGTTTTCTAGTCAAAGACTCTGAAAGAGGTCTACTTGCGTGCATACCTGCAAGACAGGCCGCTACATATTGACCACCAATTGGTACTTCTGTGCCTAAATAACTATTGTAATAGTTAAAGATTGTTGGTGATATTAAAGCCAAATCAGAGTTTGCATATGATTCGGCAGTTGCTCTTAAAGTATCTGCTGATACGGAATTTGAAGAACCATCCATTCCCAAGACTGCTGTTTTCCATACATTTCTTTGTTTTAATTTAGTAATGTGAGCAGAAACTAGCGAATGTACTGCGGTTCTTCCTGTTAATGGTACAATAACATTACCATCTTGATCTTCTTCTAGACGAAGCAATGCATTTTCCCAATTTGTATTATTAGATTCACCATTCGCTGGGATTGGCGCAACAACTACAGTGCCTGCGCCATTTAGAATCGCTAGTTTTGCAGCAAAAGATGCTTCAGAATTAATTTCTCCTGTTGCAGTGAATGCATCACCATACTTTTCTACAACATCATTAAAATCTGAAAATAATGTTGGCTCCCAATAATTTACATCAGTATAATTATATTGGAAAGTAATTGTGTTGCCAGATTCAATTGGATCTAAAGCATTTGAATTTGCAGTTACATCAATTTCAGAATCTGTATATTCATCGTCGCCAATTGCAGCACTTGCAGCAGTACCTGAAGTTACTTTATAATATGGACCCCAATTTGGGTTTGAATCCGTTCCTAAGTTAACAGATCTATAAATGTTTTTACCTATAGCAGCAATATCCGAAGGACTTGAATTTCCCATTCCAGAGATAACAACAGTACCACCAACTGATTCAGCCGCAGTTCCGGCGACAACATTTACAGTTCCATAAGAACCGATTCCAGTTTCATAGATTGTAGTTCCTCCACCAGTCTCAATGTTAACTAAATATGAGACAGCATAACGATAGGTTCCTGCTGGAACGGCTGCACTCCCTGCGGTTCCCGGAGTAAGAGTAGGAGTACCGGGAATAGAGGCTCTTTTAACTGAATATTGTTCATCTCCAGTTGCTGTCCCAGAAGAAACCAGTTCTACAATATAATTAGCAGGACTTACTGATTCAAAAGTTACAGGATTGGTTCCAGTAACAGCCAAGTTATAAAGAGCCGTTCCGTTTGTTGATACGTCTATGCCCTTTTTAGAAAAGTTTACAGCGGTAGTCCCACTCAATTGAATATTTTCACTAAAAGTTTGATAGCCGCTTGCTTCTCCTATGATAATAGGTACAACTTGTGATGTTACATTAGGAGCCTGTGGAGTTGATATTACCTCAATCGCTGGCAAAACTCCGGGCGGCACATAAGATAATGCCATTTTAACCATCCTTTATTGAATCAATAATTAAATATTCTACTTATTAATGTGATAGAAATTAAATACTTTATAGCGGCTAAGGGACGTCTATTTCTATTGTTTCCCAAGAACCAACTGCTCTTGCGTCAAATCCAGATACAAAGTCATAATTATTCGTAGTTGAAACAAATCCACCCATACAACCAAATTCATAACCCGTAGTATAAATCCTCTGGTCGGTAAGACCCCAACTTGCTCCACTCATGGTTTCCTCACCGATAGGTGATAAAGAACCTACTGAAACCTGTATGTCAACCTGAGCATTATCTTCTATATAATCACGAAATGGAAAATTTTCAATTCTTCCAAAAGACAACATATTTACTAGACTATCAGATATAAAATCTCTATCCATAGATGTTAACGCAAAGATTTCTATTGAAATAGAACCTTGAAATAACCATCTCTGAACAACAGAAGTCCCGTCAATGATTTCACTATGAGCAATTCCTGCTGATTTTAATTCTTTTTCTTTAAAACCGACAATCATAGAAGGATATTGTTCTGGTTTTTGTGGATATTCAATAGTAATGTGAGATTTTGTCATTAATTCTGAAGATTTATACTCCGGGAAATAATTTTCAGTATTATAAAAAACATTTTGAAGACTTTTAACAACAGCCCTTTTGATTTCCATTTTATAATTAATTGGGGCTTTAAGCGTACTTTCTGCCATTACTATCCTATCGTAGTACCACTATTAATTTCAATATCATATAAAGGATCAGAACGTGGTATTCTAACCGCTTCAAAATTCTGAGAAACCATAATATCCGGGTTCTCTACATAATTTGTTTCTGAATTCATATATCCACGATTTAATTCTGCTCTAAGAGGAACTAGATATACTCTTTGTACCCTATATCTATCTCCAGTTCCTGTAATAACAACTTTATTATTAGAATCTAATTCTATTCTTGTTGATATAATCATATCTCCGTCTTGAATAGCAGGAGTCCACGGTGCGACTCCCGAAGTTACAAATAACTTAAAAGCACCTGTTCTATTTGGAGTGTCATCGTCAATCATTATATTTCCATCACCTAAAGTGATGTAAGTAAAATATCCGTCATTCCACCCGGCACTAAATCCTAAATTATCTCCAATTGTAGAACTTTGCTCATAAACGTCATCAAAAGTGTTATCCCATTCTGTCGTTCCTGCTGCAACGTCATCTGTATTATAAATACGTTTTATTACAACAGGATTGCCGTATCTAAATGTATAATCAAAAACAGATTGTCTTACATTCTTAACTTCAGCAGGAGTAGTTCCATCATCATAACCATACTTAAACATCATGTTTTCAATTGCCATAATAATCCTATCTGTAACCCATAAAGCGTGGGTAACGTACACGCATTGGAATTGGAACAAGACGACCCTGCTTGCTGTCCACAAGACCGCGAGCCTTCCCAAGTTGCATGTAAGAACGCTTAAATACTCTACATTCGTTTTTAAAAAGTTCTTCTTCTGTTTTATAAATTTCAGTCCATCTTTGTTGATAAGTAGTTCTATCAAGCAAAGTAATATTACCCGATCCTGTAGGCAATGGAATTTCTGAATACGATCTAATTAAGTGCTGAATAATTTCAAGAGTTAATCCTTGAGCCATTAAAGTGTGATGATCCCTCCACGGAAAACTTGTTAAATCAAAAGTTGGAGTTGAGGGATTTGGGAAAGTATAATTAATTCTTTGAAGAGCAAAAGGAAAAAGAAGTGCGGATTTTTGCTCACTAAAGTTTTTTCTTGTAATATCTAGTAGATAAGGTCCACCGGGTAAAGAGTCAAACCCATCTTCTACTTTTAACCACGCAAGATCAACAGCAGTCTGTTGTTCTGGAGTTAAATTTCCACTAGGAATGGTAGGATAAATTCCTTGCATTGTACTACTTGCAGTACCGGGTATTGTTAAGGCCATGTTTTTCTCCTTCATAGTTTAAGTTAAAGAAAAAGGGCATAAAAAAGGCCCAGCCGGTAAGACTGGACCTTTTTATTTAATACATATTCAGTTTTTAAATCTGGTCTGATCTAATTGAAATAGAAGCATTAGAAGCAGTACCAGAAATCGCTGCAACTTCTACTCTTAGATAGTCTCCTTTACCCCAAGTGGTATTTGTTACTGAACCACTTGAAGCAGCAAACTCACCAGCCCCAATTGTAGGACGGTCAGCGGTTACTGTTCCAAAAATAGAAATACCTGCTGCATTTGGTCCCTCTGCGGCAGTCATGTATTTAACGTCATATTGTACAGTCCCACCATTTGCTCCAACTGCTACATCTACACCTTTAATAACCAAGTCTCTTGGAGCGCGAACAACAAGCCCTGAAGCAGTTCCTGAAGTTGCACTAAAGTCACCCGGCTGTGATAGATTAAAATAATTATCAGATGCTGTGATAAAGCGACCTTCGCCTGAATTTCTTAAATGACGAAGAGTTTGTTGATCGTCAATATCAACAGTTACAATATCACTATATCTTACTTTAACATCATTTACAGAATTAGTATCGCTTACACGAAATGGTCTTCTTGATAGTCCTCTTAGTCTTACATAGGTAGCCATGATAGCCTCCTAGTATCCAAAGAATTGGACGGTTAGATTTCCACCGGCTACAGATGAGCCTACTTGTTCTACTTCAACTCTTAAATAGTCACCAGCAGCAAAACTCTGATTGTCTGGTACACCAGCGGTTCCATTAAGAGTAGAAGCAAAAGCACTAGTTGCAATGGTTGGTTTGTGTCCTGCTTCGGTAAATACGGAAGTTCCAGCAGCGGTAGGGGCTGAACCAGCACCAACACGCTTAACATCAAGGATTAAAGTCGCACCAGTAGGAGCAGTACCTACTTGAGCAACAACACCAGTTAGTTTACCGGCGCGAGGGGCACGCCATACTAGTCCTGAAGCAGTACCTGAAGTTGCAACTGCACCAGAAACTTGCATTACTGGGTAAAGATCTGGAAGAACAACAAATCTTGCTCTTTCATTTTGTAGCACTCTACGAGTTTGACCGTTATCTAGGTCAAGAGTAGCAACAGCGCTACCTGATACGGTTGTGGTTGAGGCTGAACCTGCACCAAAGGGTACACGCGCAATACCTCTTACATTTACTTCTTGTGCCATTCTGGGTCACTCCTTTTTAGAATGTACAAAGGGGACGCAGACCTTATAGGCCCCAAACTATCCTTTCTTATGGGGGAAGGTAAATCGTCTACCTTTTAAGGTCAAGCAGAGTGGTTTTTTACAGTTTCTATTTGTTTTTCTACATTAAAATGATCATAGGATTGTTTCATTAAGTTAAGACGATAATCTACATCATGATGCTGACCATGCCCATGAAAAGCCATAATTACAGGATTGGGAGAATCATTTACATTTAATGTAGAATTCCATTTATCATCAGCAATTTGAAACATATTCATCCATTTAAATTCTCTTAACAATCTATTAACAACATCTTGTTCATACCACGGAGGTCCAGAAAATCTATTGTTCCATACTTCATGAATGAATTCTTTAGTTCTATCCGTACATCTTAATAGAATAACACCCATATTAAAGTGTGCGCCCAGTTGAGGATGCCCCGGAACTCCGGGATGAAGAACTAAACCAAGATCTTTTCCTTCATCAAGACCAGTTCTAAGATCTGTAGAAAAATCTACTATTACACAATCATGATCAATCCAAAAGATATATTCATATCTTTCTTCATCTAAAATATCCATCATTAATTTAATTCTATCCCACGCTGGATTATATTCAGGATCATCTGTTTCAATTACTTGTTCTCTGTTAGCCAGATAATCCATATCCCAATTATCAGCGTAGGCTTGGTGAATAGGCTCTAGCCAATCTAGAGCCTTCACCATTTCTGCTTTCCAATTAATACACGACTGAAGGATTAAAGCGTTATTAGCCATTCTTATTTGCCTTTCTCGCTTGCCTTCTACGTTGTGCGCGATTGCCCGCTCCAGTTCCTTTTGTTACAGGAACGCTAGCCTTGTTTTGACTAGCCTTAAATTCTACTAATCTATCTTCAATGACCTTAAGAGTAGGAACCCAATACTTTTCAGTAATCAGATCTGCATCATACTGTAAAGCACCTTCTCTTGCAGTTTCGCGTAGTTTCATTCTGTCTTCATTAGGCATATCATATGCTTGCTCTAACTTATCAAGAATTGCATCAACAGAAGGAACATATTGAGTTGCTGCCAACTGTGTGATATACGGAATTGCCTCCGAATAGCGATCTAACTTCCATCCAGCAAATACCAGTTCTTCCATAGCAGTCCACCCACCAGCAATTACGGGAGTACCACATGCTTGCGCTTCAATAATTGGGATACCAAATCCCTCTCCCATAGTTGCAGACATAAGAACATCGCTTGCATTATAAACTTCTGCTATAAACTCTGGTGGATATCCAGCAATATATTGAAACTGCTCTGGAACCACTACAGCGTCTTCTAAACCAAGCATCTTTACCAAATCCCAAATGTTATATCCACCAACTTCAGGTGTCATCAAAGTATGAAGATACAACTTTGAATCTGGATGTTTCTTATGAAACTCAGCAAAGGCTTGTAACTGTTGAGGCCATGCCTTGCGTGGAGGAATTCCCTTATTCATCGCAACAATAGAAGCAATAAAACAATCTTGAGGAAGACCAATCTGTTTACGAGATATTTCACGCATTTTAGGCTTAAATAGATTTGTATCTACGCCATGAGGTACATACTCAACATCTAAACCTCGCTCTTTTGCTTCTCTTACGCCAGATTTTGAGTAAGCAATAGCCACCATCGCTCTTTTAAGGCGATCATAAACTCCCTGTGGCATAGGCTCATGATCTACAGGGAACCAAGGAACGAATGGAATTCCCTCCATATGTGGCCCATCTAAGTTCATTACCCAAGTATCATAGAGAGTAAGAAGGATATCTGCTTTCCACGCTTTTGCATAAAATCCCATAATATCTTGACCATGAGGATCAAATGCACCAGAAAAGACGGGGACTCCATGCCAGTCAAGACGACCACCTTGGAGTCCCCAAAAAGCAGTTATAGACATTTCGTGCCCTAATTCCTTAATTCTAGGAACAAATAGGGCGGTTTGATTTGAATAGCCTGACGGACCCCAAGGGGCATTGCTAAACCAATTAATTCTCATTTTTCTCCTGACTTAAATTAAAATTAGATAATCAATTCACCGATAGTGTAAGGGGCAGCACCTGTGCTTGTCTTAACATATAATGGTCCTGTGTAGCCCCACACTTCTACTAGAGCAGTTCCACCATCAATATATAATGCGCTTCCACCTGCGACTTCAGCAGATGAAAAACCATAGTATAATCCAGCAGTACCTGTTTGAATATACAAATGTTGTCTATCCTTTTCAGCATCTACTGCTTGTGTTGTGACAGTTCCAGCAGTTCCTAGTGTAATTGTACCAGATCTTGTTCTATTTATCTTTGAACTCATATTAAATTCCTAGTTCAGCACTTACGTCTGGGTTGTCCATATTTTCTGCACGCATCTCTGATAGAGTCTTACCATCTCCTTCATCGGGACGGCTACCCATAACTCTTTCAGCACCAGCAAAGCCAGCAGTGTCAACGGGGACACGAACAGCATCTTGTTCTATTTCCATTTCAACAGGTAATTGCTTTTCTTCGCCCTTACTGTCAACATGGAAAATCTCCTGTTGCTTAGAACTCTTAACAGGCTCATGCCATTTAGCGCTAATTCTTTCTTGATACTGTGCTTTCGTTATTTCTTCAACCAATAACCCGACTGAAGGAGCAAATTTAGCATTTTGAAATTGCTCATCAGAAACCTCTGCAACATCTCTTTGCCCTCTTGGGCCAAGATTAATATCTGAAATTCTAACGGAATTTGGGGTGAGATTTCTTACATAATGTACTTTAGGCATATTTTCTTTCTCCTTAACCTTACTTTAAAGTAAATAGGGGGGATGATAGTTTACCATCCCCCCTACTTTAACACATTTTATTAAAAATATCAAACAATTGCTACAATTAAGCCTTGACAATCTTGGCAAGACCTCTGGGGTTGAGGATAAGCATTCCGATCAACTCATCCATTACCCATCCACGGTAGAATTGTTCAACTTGGTTGTTCTCTTCAACGTCAAGTGAGTACATGACGGGCATGACACCCAAGAAGTTGGGGTCTGGGACTAGGTATACGTTACCGGGTGAAATCATGATTGACTTCTGAATGGTGAACTCACCAAACTCAGTAATCATGCCACCACCGAATACGGTGTCCTTGAATTGCCAACCAGTTACGTTAATGTCCCATGAGTAGAGGTCACGAACGTCAGCAGGATTCATAAGAATACGCTTGGTTTCGATTTGACGCTGCTCTAGGTTAGCAACTAGGTCGTAGAAGTCAACAACTTCTAGTGGGTTTCCAGCACCAATTGACTTGGTGGTTGAACCAGTACCACCAGAACCTGCATAGCGGTTTGGTTCCTTGGCAGCCCAGTCAGTTACAGCGGTGTCAAGCAAGGTCAAGAGGCGTGAGTCTTCTTGACGCTGAATAGCCTGACGACATTCATCTTGGGCATATTCAATTGCGTTTACGCGGAGGTAGTACAGGTCTTCCTTGCGAACGCGAGGGAACGCGGCGACTCTGAAGAGTCTTGGGTAAACCTGCTTACCTTCGAAGGGAGTGATCTTGATTTCTGAGTCAGTCTGGTTAAGAATATAAGCCTGTCCAAAGTCATCAAGAACGTCGTAAGGCAAGAGTGGACCCTTTTCCAAGGTGTCTTCTACAAGCACGTTACGAACAATACCTTCGTAGCGAAGACGAATTTGAATTGGACCAATCATAGCGACACCAAGACGCTTCATAGCGTTTGATTTGTCTGAAAGAATGGTCTGTAGTTTTGCTTTCTTTTGTTCATTTGTTAATTTTGGCATACCAGCAAGTTTTTGAACGTAGTCACTGCTGTTAATTGCCTGTCTTGCTTCATCCATTATCATACTCTCCTTAGACACTCAACAGTTCGATTACGATCTTGCTAGCACTTACATAGTCAATAAGTCTTGCAACGGCAGGGCCAGAATCTACTTCTGTGTCGTTGAGAAGACCGTTAGCGTCAGCATATAGTTTACGATTTGCATCAGTGTCTTCATCGGCAGCAGTAATGTTTGAGTTAAATGCTGGTGAAAGCACTTCAAACACGGCTGCTGGACCGCGCCAAACACCGACTTCGGTAAAGTCTCCAACTTCGTCAAATTCTCCACCGATAAAGTTACCAAATAGCCCGAATGGTGAAAGGGCAGTTCCACCGACTGATACACACACAACTTCGCCAGCGGGGGCGAGTGCGGCTACCATGCCGGGGAAGATTGGCCCGTTACCAAGAGTTCCGGGTGCAGTTCCAGAGCCTTTTGAAAAGTCTCCGGTAGCAGTACCAGCAGTACCGTAAGTGCTTGATGACAGAACTGCGGCGTATGGATACGCTTGAGTTTGTGCATACAAAGCGCGGAGGGTACGTTGCTGATTTGCTGCTGAAATATTTTGAATTCGAAGCATTTAAATCTTCCTCCTAAAAACCTTTTGAATTAATCTCATAAATTGAGTTATGGCTAATTAGCCAAAAATAGCATCGTCAGGGAGGCTACCAGCAGAACTTGTTACTGAAGATTCCTTGACGCCCTTCAATGAGGGAAAACTTGCCAATTTTTTATTAGAAGAAGCCTCTTTCTTTGTAAGGCCAGCCTCTTTAATCTTTGAAAGAGTCTCATACTTGGCCTGTACAATTGTTAGGTCTTCATTCTCTAACTCAGCAACTCTTGCATACTTCATCTCCGCGTCGTTTAAGCCTAGTTCTACTTCTAGATCTGCTAACTTAATAGCGGCTAGAACTGGAGATTCGACGTTGCTTTTGTGCAACTCTGCATGATGTTCCGAAATACCTGAAGTTCCCGGCTCATCGGAGTACTGCGGTTTGTCAACCGTTTTCTTAACCTTTTGATACTGTTCTGGCATCGTACTTGGGTTATGGTTTTTAATATCTTTCGTATAACCCTCGTCGGCATATTGAGGTTGTTCAACTTCTCGCTTTACACTCTGATATTGTTCAGCCATAGGTGATGGTTCGTGTTCAGAAATTCCTGAAGTTTGATTATTTTTATCACCTTTGTATTGCGGAGAAGAATCGCCACCATTCGGTTGTGGAATTTGTGGCAATTCACCTAAAGCGACCTTAGTAGTGCTTTCAACAGGTTTTTTCTGATCTGAAATCACTCTCTGCTCCTTTGGTCTATCAGAAGCGGATTGACCATCTTCTGCTACAGGAACCGTATTAGAAGCGACACCGGCCTCTTTTTCTGGAAGAATCCAACCAAGATCGGCTAGTTTTTCGTCGCTTGGAACCTCTTCAACATTTGCCGTAAGTGTTATTTTTGTATTTTCATTCATCTTACTATTAACACTCCGTTTTTGATTTTTTGATAGTGTTCTCTTTAACTGATCAATAAGGTCTTTGGTTTCATCTCGGGTTTCATCTTTTTGTTCTTCCTTCTGACGATCAAAGTCCTTCGCTTTTGATAAATCTGGATCATCTAGAGGCGCTGGTGGCTCACGATAACCACATTTCTCACATCTACCTGATTCATCATCAAGCCCACACTCTCCTGCTAGGCCGATAGGACAAGGTTTTTCAGTCTTGAGTGTATCAACCTTATTAGGAGCAGTTATAGAATCCGCCTGTTTTTCTACAGACGAAGCCTTAGAAAAAATTGTTTCTACTTCTTTAGTTTCGGGATTGGCATCTTTTAAGCGATGACTGCTTTTATTTAATGAATTTGGATCAATTCCAGTATCCATTAAAAAGTCTAAATCTTCATTGCTTAAACTTCTGTCATAATTTTCTTGCATTTCAAGAAGTGAAGTCTCTTGTACTTTTTTAGCAGGATGTGCAAAAACTTTTACCCAATCGTTAAGTCTTTTGTGCCAAGTGTTTGCTAATTGATCATACATATCAAAGGCTTTTTTTGGCAATTCGTGCCAAGACTCTACTTTTTCAGCGACCTTTTCATAAAAATCTTTGTATCTTTTAAAAAGTTGATATACTTCATTTAATTCATAAGAACCTTCTAGATTTTTTAATTTATCAATTAAAATTTTAAAAGTTTCATCAAATTCTTCAATAAAAGGTCTTTCTTCTTCAAGAGTTAATGGATCTAACCCGGCTGTAATTTTATCTTCAACCATTTCTGCTTCTCTTCTAACAATATCCATCAAATCTTCAACCGCTTTTATTACTTCTGAGTGATGTTCTGGCAGATCCATTGCAGTTTTTGTATGACTTGTTTTAACAGGCTCAGTAAATAATGCAGTAACATCTGCTGGATCAAATACGGCAGATATTTCAAAGAAATTTACATTATAACAATCTTCGTAAGCGAGTTTGCTTACATTACCAGTTTTAAATGTAGTTCCCTTTTTCTTAATATGATTACAATATTCATCTACATTTGCTGCTTTATGGTTACAGACAGAACAAACAGTATATTCAACATTGCAACCCATTGAAACTGCATTGACTTTACCTTCAATAAGAGCGCTTGCTAGTTTAGGGAAAGACTTGGCATCAACCTCTAACAAAAGTTCAATCCAAGTTTCGGGTTTGTGGTTACTTGGCGCATCTCCCCAGTATGAATCGCTAGAAATTTTATGTGCAGGTTCAATATGTAGCATTGCATCTACAATAACGCCTCTTGTTCTTTCAGGATCAGAATTATTGTGATCAATAAAAATTGGTCGTCCAATAAAGGTTCTAAATCCATAATCGCCTTTAGATTTGATTGCGCTATCTTTGGTAAAAGTTAGACGATCTAAAGAAGCGTATCTCTTACCTTTAAATACAAAGCCCTTCATTTCTTTTGGAAACTTCTGGGCTAAAATTTTTGTAGTATTATCAATTTCATGCTCTTCAACAGTCGGAGTACTAGCCATCACAACATTTTTACCTGTTGGATGATCTTGGTGAGTTATCTTTATGTGTCCACCACCACTTTTGTTAAAAGAAAAACCTCTACCTTTTAATTCTTTTTGCCATTTCTTGAGACTGCTTCCTGCTTCTTTTTCTATTTTAGAAGTTAACTTTCTAAACTCTTCCTCATCCATCCCAGCAAGTTCATTAACCGGCCAACCATCAAAGTTTTTATTTACTCTTGAGGAAATAGCCCTAACTTTAACATAAACATACCCATCGTTCGTTCGATAAGTATCTTTAGGAATATGATCAAAAGAAGAAAACTTTGCATTCCCTTCTATTTTTTCATCTGCACTCTTAACTTCAATAACTTCACAATTTGTATATTTAGTTATCATATTTTCCTCAATCTATACAACGGTTCCCGGTAAAACTTCAATTTTTTCATTTTGATACCTAAATTGAGCAGAACCGGCAGAATGTTCAATCAATTGAGCAAGAGTATCTTGCGTTTGATATGAAAGTTGTTTAATTAAAGCAATTGCTGCGCGTTCTTGTTTTTCAGGCAGATGCATTCCTTCCACTACAGAACACATTTTACCTCTCAAACTATTCATTTCTCTTATAACGAATTCCGATGCAGGAACCCATTCATTTCTTTGAATCATGCTTACTTCTTAACAAGTTTTGCAACAAAACTATTTTTCTTTTCTTCAATTCCTGCTAATTTGTATCCTCTAAATTCTCTTTCTCTTCTAATTAGTTGTTCTACTTCTCTAGAGGCAGTTTTTAGAGTTACACCGGCTTCTTTTTCTCTTGCGATGGTAAGAGGCATTTCTTTTTCAATACCTTCCATCTCTTCAACATCTTCTTCTAGATCCAATTCGTCATCCATCTCTTCTGGAGTGTCAAATGGTCTAACCTCTTCTTCATCTTCTTCAGAATCTTTAATTTCAGAAACTAGACGCTCTACTTCATCAAGAGCCTCTTCTAGTTTTTCCATAAGCCCTTCTTGCTTTTCTTCTTCTTCGCCATAAGTTTCTTTTGGACCTTCGCCAATTTCAACTTCTAGCATTTCAGAATCAGCGCCGGGACTTGAAAGTTCATCCATTTCAGCAGGAACGCCATCTTGAACATTTTGATCTTGATATGCTTCTTTTTGAATAAAGGCAATCCAACCATAATTAGATTGCTTAACTGCTCTAACATCGTATGTTGGATAAGCAGTTTTAAAATTATTTAGAGCCTCATCGTATGAAAGTTCACCTTCAACGTGAGCAATTGCAGTTTTGTACATTAAATATACTCCTTGTTCTAACTGTAACCTACATATTATTCTTAAGGTACAGGCAAAATTCTAGTTTTTTATGTTTTTAGATTCTAATTCGGCAATTTTTTGTTCTAGTTTTTCTACATAAGATTGTAAATCTAGGATATTTAATTGCAATTGCCCGATTAGATTTGCTACTTTTTCTATAGTTAAGTGTTCCATATTTAAACTTTAATAATGTAGTTCATAACCATTGTTGGTTGTACGTTGTTGTGAGCATTTCCGCTACCAACAGAATTGGTTACAATATTTCCAGAGACATTGTGAGTGTGGCTTCCAACAGAAGATGTTGAGGCTACAAAAGTATGTGTGTGATTTAATGAAGCCGCCTGATTAAGAAGATTTACACTCATACCTCTTGATCCTTGGCCCAATGTTGTATATCCGGGACCAGAAGCACCACTTGAATATAATCTAACGTATTCAGATGGAGAAGTTGGTCGTAAGAAAACATGATCAACTCCTGCTCCGGGAACGACATTGTGTGTGTGACTTAAATCTGTAGATCCAGTATTACCACTTACAGAGTGATTGTGCCCACCAGTAGCATCTGTTACTCCTGATGTTAAAGCACTTGTCCCATGAGTGTGCGCTGGCATTTCTCCAGTTCCTAAAGTGTGTGTTTCAGCACCCCCAGCAACAGCACTTACCGTTCCACCACTGCCCATTGTGCTTAATCTTCCAGCAGTGCCAGAACCATTATCTATGTCTCTACCAGCAATTACACGACCTCTAAGATCAGGAATGGTAAAAGACGCTCCACTCCCGCCATAACTATATCCAATTACTGCGAATAAATCTGGATAAGTTGCTGTTCCTACAGAGGCGCCATCACAGAAAAGCCAGCCAGCCGGGGCACTTCCTGTAGCAGTCCCCGCATAAGGAAAGATAGTTGATGGTGGTATATAATAATAATCTTTAAGTTCGTCTGAGGAAATATCTCCAAATATAGCCATTTTATGCCCCTAAAATTCCATAGTCTCTTAATGCAACAATAAGATTTCCTAATGTATCAGCAAGTTCTCCGATACTAACAGCATTTGCATCATAAGTTTTTGTTCCTGCACTGACGTTGCTTGGTCCACTTCCCCATCCTATAGATTGGACAGAAGCGGAACCAAAGACTCCAAATTTATTGCCAGTTAACTTAACATTAGAATAAAAAACAGTTGTTCCTCCAGTGCCAGATGTTGAACTTATTCCGTTTGTTGCAAAAACTCCGTTTGTTGCAATTGTACCAACTCCTAGCCTGTAGAGGTTAACATCTGTTGCAGCAACTCCGCTACCCCAATCAACACTTCCTGCTGTAGTAATAGAAAATCTATTATCTGTGTCTCCTGTTACTGAAGATTGAAGAAAAGAATCTGATGCTAAACTGGCTTCAGTTTGACTAATATTTCCTCCAGTTGGAAGTCCAAGTGAATCAACACTTAAAGTTCCTGATAATGTAAGAGCGCTTCCACCACTTCTGTATAAAGAAACGTCAGTAGTAGTTCCACCACTGCCCCAATTTACAGTACCTCCAGTTAAAATATTAAATCTATCATGAGTATCGGCAGCACTTAATGTCCCCGGAGATGAAGTCCCTGCTCCAGTTACTGTTCCTGATCTAACAGAAATAGCGCTTGAACCTAATCCGGCAGTTCCTGCAAATCTTATATCTTCAGCATAATCACCATAAGTAAAGTTTGCAGTTCCTCCGTATTTCTTTTTTACAAGAGCAGCATCTACAACTAACCAATTATTATATAGTTCAATATGATTATAAAAATCTGATAAGTCTTCCCAATAGTATAAATTTAATTGAGAGGTTCTTTCAGCACCGGCTGTACCCATTTTATCTCCTAGATGTTTCTATAATTAATCTATCGCTAATAGGACTAATCAAGTTCAAAACGAACATCAGTTATATCATCTTTAATTATATAGCCAGTTTGTTCATATTTATTGTGAATTTTTTTGCAAATATCTTCAGCAGAATTACTTGCTATAACAAAAGGTTTGCCAATGAAAAATGGTTCATGAAAATTTTTAAAACTCATGTGTACTAACCAACTTTCAGAAAATAAATCAAATTTGTCTAAAATTTCTTCTTCAAAAAACATTTTTATATCTCTATCTTTGAAAAATTGTAAGACAAATTGATCTTTGTTTTTATCTGAAATAGCAATAACCCCAATCACGATGAGGTTTTCACGTTGATTGGGGTATCTTGCATAAACTAAAGAGTAAGCATATTTTTTATCTATATTTACTGTTGGAAAGTAACAATAATACTCACTCTTTTCATCCATCTTATAGCCATTCTTCTTGAACAAACTCTTTCATTAGCCGCTCTTCCCAATTCTCGCCCATCTCAATAGATAAGGCTTGATCCATAGCGTTTCTTGCTAATCTAGTTCTTTCAGCAGGATCAGATTCAGGAGCGCGGCCAAGTTCAAACATATTATTATTATGACGATGCATTTCTAGCCCCTCATGGACATAAATGCCTCTTCCATCTTTTCGTGCTTGCCAAGAGTAGTAAAGATCAGTTCCATGAATTAATAACAGAGGGTGTAGCCAGTTAGATTCATCAAACCAGTCTGCTCTAAATAAAGCACAAGAATGTTCCATCATCCAAGTTTGGCGAGGCTGACCCGTTCCTCTATTTCTAAGATGCTTCCAAAATCCAATTGAAGACTCATCATGAGCGGCTTGCACAATAACAGCATTATCATTTTCTTTTAAGAAAGTGTAAAGAGGCAATAAAGGATCTGTTCCCTCAACAAGTTGCCCTGTAGTTGTCATAATAAAATAGGCAAAATAATTTTCCCAATTTAATGCTTCAAGGGACTTTGCATATGTTAAACCCATTCTATAGCCATGTGTGGCTCTCAAATTATAATCCAAATAAACCATATGGATATCGTCGTCGTTTGGAGCAAACATCCACTCTTCATCTGAACCATTTTCAACAACAATAATATCCATCGGCACTTCTGATGTTTTTAACACTTTTATATTATGCTCAATAATTTCGGGCATATTATAATTTAACATAACTACTGCAACTTTATCCACATTAATCTCCTAACTTTATACTAACATAATATCATATTTTATGATTTCTTTTTCTTTTTTCTGTGGTTATCACATTTTTCACAAGAGCCGGGAGCGCAAGGCTTTGTTCCGGGCACTCTTTTATACCCATCCCAACAATTACATTTACTCTTTGCCTCTTTGTTTCTTTGAATATATTCTTTTAAGTTTTTAATTGATTTTAACACAGCATTAATTTCTTTTGGATTTCTGCTACCATCTAGCGTCATCCTATATTCTTCTAAAAGCCTTTCGGCTTCTTTAAAATTTTTATTATCAACAGCGTCTTTAATTCTTTGTGGGCTAAACATAAAACCCCGTTTTTTCTTAGAAGATTCTTTACTTCTTTCCATTTCTTTAACTTTAGATGCAGCCCAAGATCTTCCTGCATTCCCGCCCCAAGCCAGCCAAGCAACATCCCAAGGTGTAACTTCGCCTTTGCCAGCCTTTTCTGAGCGACCTCCAGCGTGTCTTTCAAAGAAAGAGTGCATACGCTTAACATGCTCTGGGGTTAATTCTTTTCCTTCTGCAATCTTGCGAGCGCGAGTGAGAGTCGCAGATTCAAAGCCTTTACCCGCTTTTCCTTCAGAATGATATTTAATACCTCTACGAGCAGCAGCACGAACGCCCTCTGGGGGAGTTAAGTCAACAGATGATTTCTTTTTTCTTTGTTCAGGTTTATCCATTGTTTTAGTACCCGTAGGATCTGCTTTTTTTAATTCTTCATTTGCCCACTCTTTTAATTCTTTTTCACTTTTTGGGGGGCTATGATATTTTTCTATATATTGCTTACCCATTCCCGGAGAAATACTTTCCCAAAGATCAATCATTGCATTGTTGTATTCTTCATCATCTTTTTCTTTAAGTGCTTCTTTTACTCTATCAACTTTTTCATTACTACTCATAATAAACCTTTCACTAGAACGACGTATGATATGAATATCTACTGGCTCTCCTGTTGTTATATCAACACTTCTCATTCCAGTAGGCTCTGCTCTTAATGCTCTTTTTAATTCTTCATTTGCAAATGCAGCATAGTAAGGTTGCGGCAAGTTTTTTCTTATCCATTTAAAAATTTCTACACTAAGACGAGGATATTTACTTTTAAGTTCTTCTATTTCTTTTGTATTTTCATAAGGATGAAGTTTGTCGCCATATCCCAAATAAAAAATTGCAGTTCCGTCGCCGTTAGGTACAGGGGCATAGTAAACAGAACCAATAATTTGATCTTCGTCTTTTATTAAGAAATATTCACTGACATTATCTGATCCATGCTCAACATTAAATTCTTCAAAATAGGATCGCTTTTTCATTATTCCCATCTTTTCTTAGGAAAATCTTCTTCAGTTGCCCATTCAAGTTTTTTACCCGGCTGCACTTTCCACTTATCTCTAATGTTTTTACGATGCTTTCTTGCTTCATTTTGATCAGTTTCTTCAGGCCCAAGCCATTCTTCTTCTCTTTTTGAAACAGGTTCAGCATACCATTTAGACATATCAGCACTGTAATCTGGATTTGAAGCGCCTAACCCTTGTGCAATTATTTCGTCAGCGTTGTTAATAACTTCACGAATTTGTTTATCTAGTTCTCCTTTTATCCATGCAAAGTTAGGATCATTTGCATACATCAATTCTGCTTTATCATAAATTTCAGAATAATAACGTTCAAAAATCCAAAGTAAATGTCCTAATCCCAATTCTTTAGTTTTTTCTATTGTATTTTGAAAACTTTCAATTGCTCCTTCTTCTTGCCACGGCCAGTCTTTTATTATTGCCTCATATATAGGTTCATCTTGTAAATTCTTTTTAATGTCATATTTGAGTGCTTCTATATAATTTTGCCAATTTTTATTAGTTTCTTCCCAAAAACCATCATAAAAAGAATCTTGGTATTCCTCATCAAGAACCCAACTTTCTTCAGATCCTGCAAATATGTCTATTAAATATTCTGAGGCGCGGTCTATAAAATTATCATAAAAATCTTGAGTTTTACTAGCAGCACCCACTTCGCGGTAAAGGCCGCCATAACTAGAAATGCTTTGAGATTGCATAAAATTAGGAACTATTGACAAATTATACATGGCTGCGGCTTGACCTTCCCATTTAGCCTCTTCTTGAGTGTGTTCTTCGTGTTCTTCGTTTTCAATATCATCCCAATTATCAACTGAAGTCTTTTTCCATTTAGAAGTCCTTCTCCACTTAGACAGAAGTGAAAGTTGTTGCTCATCAACTCTAGTGGGCAATTGTGAAATACCTTCTCCCTTATGTAAACCTCGTTCAAATCTTTGACGATAATCTGAAAAGTCTGTTTCATCAAACTCAGACCAATTTAATAATTCGTCTTCTTCTGGATTAAACATTGAACGCAATTGATTCATTGAATTATATTTGTTTATAATTTTAAGAATACTTGTTGCACGACTTTCATCTTCAGATCCTGATTCCCCCCAATTTTGATTTATTTTATTAACTTCAACAAGATTTTTTGCCAATTGTTTAGGATCTTCGCTCCAAATAGAGGATAGCCACTCGTTCCATTTTTCTTTATAATTAGGATCATTTGGATTTGTCATAGTCATCTTTTCAAAAGCATCTCTCCATCCCCCACGGCGTTGATCTTCAAAACTAGGAATTATCAATAAGTCTTGATTTCTTGTTTGTTGACTTTGCATTATTTTAGCAAGTTGATCTACTTGGCCCGTTCTTCTTGCATAATCTAATAGTTTTTGAAGATCTTCTTGAGAGATATCTTCTGGCAAAGAGGTTAATAATCTTGCCATATCAACAGGCTTATCTGGGCTTGCTTCTGGCGGATAGATTCCATAATGCTCTGGTCTATAGTTTCTATCAAACCCCCCGGGACCGGCGTAAGGGTGTCGCCTCATATTTTCGTCATATTTTGAATCAAATTCTTCTTCTTCATCAATAGCAATCATACTTGGATCATAGTTAGACTCTCCATCCATATTTCTAAACTCTTGCCATTCGGTTATATTGCGACCCCCGGGAAGAGTCGGTTTTTTATTAAAAAGTCGTTCAAACCCGTTGGGATCTGTCATAAATTGACGAATTCTTTTTCTATATTTTGCAAGAGGGTGAAGGTTTTGTTTTCCTTGAATTTGTTGAATAGAGCCGTCTTTATTTATTTCTAAAGTAGCGTGAGGTTTATTATTTGGACTTCTTAAAGAAACAATTTTTATTAGACCTTGTTCTATTCTGTCTCCATATCCTTGACGACGAACACAGTGTTGCATAGTTTGACCTTCATAATCACACTCTTCTGGTGAAAGATCCCTTATAAACCATCCATCGGGCCACTCATAAATAATTTTTTCGTCTTTTTTCTTTTCTTCATCTAAAGAAACTCCTTGAGACAGAAGTTCTAAGTCCCATTCTTGGATTTTATCAAAAATATCTTTTACTGAAAATTCCATGATGTTAACGCCACGACGAGTAGGAGAATTACTTCCATACCAATCTGCCCAATGAGAAAGAGTTGCTTCGTCTAAAAATCCTCTAAATTCAGTTCCTTCAATGGGAGTAGTTTGCATCAGTTCCACAAAAGCATCTTCGCCTTCTCCAACCATTGAAGGTTCTAATCTTTTCTTTTTATATTCTCTTACAATCCAAGGCAGAAAGTCATCAACTTTTTCGGGAAGACCTTTCATCCAGTCAAGAACCTTTTGCCCCTCTTCTGTTCTAAGCACTTTAGGATCGTCTTTAATAATCTTATCTAGTTTAGATGCGGTTACTTGTTTCCACTTAGATTGTTTTTGTTCTGGTCTATAAAAACCACAAGTGCATGGTTTCCCTGTATGAACATTTTTATGAAGAGTAGACTTTGCAATTTTTTCACTTCTATATTTTTCTTTAGGTTTCATTTTTTTATCGCCAAGTATTTCTGATGCAGAAGGTACATAGTCGCCAGAATAGGGGCTTGCCCAATTCATTTGAGGAATAAATGGGACTTCTCCACTTTCTTCTAATTTCTTTCTTTCATTAATTTCGTCTTGTAATTCTTGAGGGAGTTCATCTATTAATAAATCATGATCTGTTTTAAATTTAAAATTAGGAAGAGTATCTGGTCTTTGTTTTTTGGGTACAAGAAGTTTTTTTTGTTTTCTGTTTGGAACACGCTCCCGAATTGGCGGCGTTTGTTTTTTTGTTTTTGGATGAAGCCTATGCTCCTTAAGACTTCTAGAAGGAATATTGTTTTCTTGTAAATAATTTTTAATTGCATTTGTAGAAACATTATATTTTTTTGCAAGTGATGCTACGCTTTCTCCCCCAACGTATTCAGCGATAATATCTCTTAAAAACTCAGAACCTTTTGTGTCGCGGATTGATGGGCGCGCTGATTTTTTATCCGGCAAACTTTTATAATTTTTTTGTCCTTCAACGTATTCACAAGCCTTAGCGCGAGTCATCCCCTTTGGAGGCTCAATAGAGCCATTACAAATACCTTGCATATATCTAAATTGGGCTTTACTACGAGCGGGCGCTTCTTTTAAAAGATAAGATTGTTTTTGATTTTGTTTCATAGAAAAAGAATAGGCAGGATACATACTCTGAAGTTCAGCAATAAGTTGTTCTCTAATTCCACCTTCGCGCCAATACTTACGAGGAATATAGATATAATCTACAATAAGATTTTTATTATTATTATCAACTTTATAAAACAATTGACCTACCGGAAGTTGGTCTTCTTCTAAGACCGCAAATAGTTTACCATTTTGTCCTTCTTCTATGTTTTGAAAATCAACTTTCATAATTATCCAATCTTTCTATTCTATTATTAAAACTTCGCTATACACATATTTCTTTTAATTTAGATTCTTTATATCCTTTTCTGTAATTTATTGCTTCTTTTAGCGAAGATTCAAAAACATCAGGGTAAATTCCTAGTTCTTCGTATTCAGGATTAAAGTCTGGATCGTGTTCTTGAAGTATTTCTTCTACAGGTCTAAGACCATCTCCATCTAATCCTTCTCCAGTTTCGGGATTAATTAAGAAAAAGTGCCACGCCCCGTCATTTGGCCCTTCAGCAATTTTATAGATCGGCCAGCCTGTTTCTTGATGTTTTTTTATTGCAAAAAGGTCGCAGTCTCCGTGTCTCCAATTATTATTTGATTCTTTATATCCAACAGGCTGAATGATAAGATCATATGGATGCTTGCCATGATCAAAGTGGAATGACCAGCGCTTCTTTTCTTCGTAAAGTTTTAGATCTTCCATTGCATGCCCGTCTTGCTCTTTTGCTTCGGAATCAATCTTTTCATTATCATGAGGATTTTCTTTATTTATATATCCGTCTTTAAGTTGTTTAAGCCACTTGAGGGTTTGTTTTTTTACTTCTTCCCAACTTCCAGTAGTGAGGATATCGTGGCCCATCTCTCCATCAAGAACGGCTTCCCATGCGTCTTTTTTATTTGCTGAAGTTTTGTTACCATTAAATAATCTTTTAAACTCTTCGTGATAAGTATTTTTAAATATAAGATAAAGATTATTTTTATCATCATTTGATAAAGAATTCATCAATTCTTTTTCTGCTTGATCCATTTCATAAACAGGCATTGTATTATTAAAAAGATGATTCCACAACGCTTCTTTTGCTATTTGTAGAAGATAATAAATATAAAATTTTTCAATTGAAATTCCTTTTTCAAAAAGTTGTTTTAATCTTTTTTCTCTAAAAATGTCAACTTGGTTTGGATCATAAAAACGATTATTAAGAGTTTCTTGAGTTATCCCAGATGAAGATAGATCTATATCATCTACAAGATATTTTAATTGTTCATTACTACTTCCGGGAATTGCATTTCCAAATGGGTGATTTTCAAATTGTTCCCATATTTGTTTTGCTTTTCTAATCGCTTCTTTTTTTGTAACTTCTGGGAGAGATTTTCTTGCAGGAATAAGTTTTTCTCTAACAAAAGAGTCTGTAAATTCACTATTTTCAAACATAGCGGTTTTTGAATACATACCCCATTGTCCCTTTGGTCTTGCATATTCTGCTGGTTGTGGATTATGCTTAGGACGAACTATTTTCCATTTTTTATTATTAATGACTTTTTCTTCAGGCTTGTCATCTTCTTCAATAGAATCTGGAATTCCTTCAAAGGTTGTTTCTGCAACTTCATCTCCAATTGCCATTTGTCTTTGCCCATGAGAACTTGTTTTCTTTGCAATATTAATTATTTCTTTATTATTAAGTTTATTAAAATCTATGTAGTTGTGAACTATGCCATATTCCCAACCAGCCTTATAACTCTGTTCTAGTATTTCCCAGAATTTTTCCCAGTCATCGTTGGGAATATCTGTTTTTTCAAAAAAATGAGTATAATTTTTAACTATAATACGAACGCCTTCTCCAACAATTATTGGTTCAAAATTATTTCTTAATCTCTCTCTAAATAATTCTAATTGGTTTGGATTGTAATGTCTATCTGGTTCAACATAATCGTCTGATTTATTAAGTTCATTATAATTAATTCTGGCTAACGCTGTTTGTGCATTATGAAATCCATTAACAACACCTTGAAAACGAATATTATCAGCAACTAAAGCATTTTTTGAAGATTTTAAGTCTTCCGACTCTTCAATTACTTGATCTTCGTGGTCATTAAGCAAAAAGTCTATTTGAGCCTCTTCTTCATCCCAGTCAGATGAAATAATTTTCCATTTAGATAATTTTGAAGATGTTTCTTCTTTAAATGTCTCATCCCACGCTTTATAAAAAGCATTATTATAAATTAATTCATTTTCTTTTGTGTTTGTAATATCAAATATGTCTTTTAATATAATCTTTTTTTCTAAATATCCTAACTCTAACATATAATATTCTATTCGATCCAGAATAAGCCATTGAAGTTCTGTTTTAAACGATCCAACCCAATAAACTTCATCTTTCAAAACATTATCTGCCATAGTTCTGAGTTGTTCAATTCCTAATCCTAATTGATTTTTATTAATTAAACGATTTTCTTCCGTTTGATGAAAATGAATCATTTTTTCTTCATATGTATTTAAAGGAGAAATTATCTCACCATCATCGTCCAACCATACTTTTTTTTCTTTATCGTAATGTTTATTTAATCTATCAGTGTTATATCTATCAATCCATGCTTTTAAAATTCTAGAGGCTTCCCACCCGGCTCTTTGAGGTAATAGAACAGGAACTTCTTCTATTATTTTATTTATAATTTGTTTTGTACTGTCAGTATAGTCGTCATGAGAAGCGATCTTACCACGATATTGAAGATCTTCTTTTACCCAGTCATAAATTTCTTGCCAATTTATATTTTCTACTTTAAGTAAATATCTTTCAATATCTTCTGGCTCTGGTTCTCCAAAGAAACCAAATTGCATCTGTTCCATCTCTTGAACATATTGCTTTTGCTTTTGCAAACTAAACGGAAACTGTTTTCTTGCTTGCTGTTTCCATGTTTTTCTAAGTTCATTTTTTTGGGCTTCTACATCTTGTTCGTCTGATATATTTTCCCAATTTTGAGCAATTCCTTGATTATAAGGATTAAGCACATTTTCAATCATCCAATTAGCAAGGTCTTGAACAGAGCCACCTTGACGAACAATCTTTTCCATTGTCTTAATAGAAGGACGCAATATTCTTGAGTCCGATAATATTTGTTCAACTAAAATTTCTGTTTCTGGAGTAGACCAATTTTCATATTGAGAAGCAGTTTTAGATTGTTGCCTCATCCAATCAACAACTTGTGGACTTGGAGAAGCAGGTTCTGGCTCGGGCAACTCACCCTTTACGTTATAAAGATCCATCATTTCTTGATCGGGGTGAATGTTACGATCATTTTGCTCTCTCTGTCTTTGCTCTTTCCATTTTTCAAAAAATGCTTCAGCAATGTTATAACCACCTAAAACATGGTTTATTTCTATTTCTGCTCGTCTTTCTAGTTCTCCAGTATAATCATGTGCTTCATCCCACAAATATTGTCTTATAGTATCTTCTATGTCTGCCCAATGTTCTTCATATTCTTCTGTAGTTAACTGATCTTCAATATTTATATAAAAATCAATTGCTGTTTCTACAAAATATTCAAACCAACGTCCCGCCTCTTCTGTTGCCCATTCTATTGCAAGATTTTCTTCAGGATTTGAATTATTAACTAAGGAGTTAACATATTTTTTAAAAATTGCCTCGTCAGACCACACACCTAATGGTACTAACTGCTCAAAAACTATATCTTCCCAGTCATAATCTTCAAGAAAAGAGGTAACAATCGAATCTCCATCTATAGTTTGAACTTCTTGAAGAATCATCCAGTCAATTTCTGACCAGTCTCTAATATCTTTTTCCTCTTCTTCCTCTTCTTCTTCATCCCACTCATCTGCTGCAACAATCTTCCTTTTAGAACCCTTCCACCAACTTTCAGGTTCCCATTTGTCAAGATTTTTATATCTTCTTAACTCTTCTTCTTCTTGTTCATTTCTTTCTGGTTTATTTTCATAAAAGTCTACAATATCAGAAGGAGTCCACTTGGGGTGATCTTGATGGTCTAACTCGTATCCAGTTTCAGTATAAACTTCGTACAAAGCGTTATTAATAGCATAAGGACCGCCAAATGCAGTTTGACGAACATTATTATGCATTATTTCAAACTGACTATGTATTTCATCATCATCTATATACATCAATGATTCAAATATTGGCGTAAAAATATCAATAAATGCATCTTGGATAAATGAATCAAGATCATATGCTGGGCCATTGTAACCACTTTCTTCTTTGATTTCATCAATATAATCATACCAATTATATAATATTTCGTAAGCAACTTTAACCTTTTCAAATACAGTTGCTTCAGATTCCCAATCAAACGTCGCAGTTTTCTTAAGATTTTCTATCATTGTATGATAAAGGCGAGGCAGGAACTGATTGGGCATAGCAGAAACTTTTGTTTGAAAATGTTTTTCATATCCTGCTCTAATCTCATCATCCGATTCTCCACTTAAACGCCCTTGAGAGATATAATTATACATGCTTTCCATTTTTTGAAGCAAGTCGGGCATTTTATTGTTAATAAATTCTTCAATTGCTATAATTCTTGTTTCGCTGAAAGAATAATAACTTTTCTTCCAATCAGGGAATAGTGATTCTAATAATTTTTGATGATTTGTAAAGTCTATCCACGAATCATGAAGCCGTTCCATTTTTAATTGATTGGGAACAACTTCCATTCTATCTGGATATTTTTCAACGGTAAAACCGCTTCCCATTGATGGAAGATCTTCTAAAACAACATCAAATGCATATTTTTCAATTAATTGCTTAGTTTGATTTTCGTTTTGTTCTAATTGATTGTAGTATTGAGTATATAAATCTTCAAATCCCCCTGCAATCTTCCATTTAGAAGTAAAATCCCAAGGCTTTTTAGGAAAGTCTTCTTCAGTTGCCCAATTTAAAGGCTCATCAGATCCACGCAATGTCTGAATCTTCCATTTATCTTTAATTTTCTTACGATGCTTTTTAGCCTCGTTCTCATCTGTCTCTTTGGGACCAAGATAGGCTTCGGCGTCTGAGTCTACTGGGTCATAAAAACGTTCAATGTTGTTTATTACAGTAGGCCATAAACTTAAAACTTTACTATCATTTAATAAATCTTGAGCGTATTTGTTTAACTCGTTATACACATAGTTATTAATAGGTTCATATACACTTATCAGTTTGTTAAGTTGATCGGATAAATCATCCCAACCATTAAGCGCTTCGTCTAAGAATCCTAAAAAGTCTAAACTATTCATTTCGAAAGAAAGATACCTTTCAAGAAGCATATCTTCTTCTAACCAAATTATTTTATCATTTGTTAAATTTGTTAAATCATTGCGAATTTTTTTAACAAAATGAAATATGTCGCCTCTAACTTCATCAATAGCCTGATTTGCAAAATATCTATTAGTGTCTTCCCAATCTACATGCTCTCTTGCTAAATCTTCTATATCATAAATTAAATCTGTATCATTATCATATAATTCTCTTAATTCTGGAGAAACGCCGCTTTGAGGGCTTTCAAGATAATCATAAATGTCTCTCCAAATTGCTTCTGATATGCTATCTTCGGCAACATAAATTGCATCTCTATAAGTAGAGTCTTGCACAAATTCTAAATCAGAATAAGCGGTATCTTTATAAGCATCCATATAATCTATGGGATATGGAGCAACATCTTTTGCTAGTTCTTCTATTTCTTTTTGAATTTGAGTAGAGTAATCAGATGCTACCTTACTCTCCCATCTTTTTTTAGGAAAGTCGTCTTCGCTAGCCCACTCAAGTTTTTGCCCCGGCTTGCGTTCCGTTTGGATTTTCCATTTATCGGCTATATTTCTGCGATGTTTTTTAGCCTCATTTTCGTCTGTTGCTTCAGGGCCAAGATAGGGTTCTCTACTTTCTGGCACAGGATTATATAATTCGGAGATATTTGCACTCTCTGAGAATGCCGCTCTTAGCCTTTCTTCATCAATATTTTCCCAAAATCCTTCATCAACGTCAAGATAAAATTCTTCTATAAGAAAATAAGGATCTTGAATATAGGGATTAGGTTCTCCTTCTTCAATATAACCTGTTGCAGCACGAAGTTCATTGTATGCATTAGATTCATAAATATGATCTTCTATTAAAGAAGTCTTTCCTTCTTTAAGGTTTTCTAAGTAATCAATTCTATCTTTAACAGACCAGTACCTAACAGAATTTTCAGACAGATCCATTACATATTCAGCAAAATATTTACCCTCTTGATATCCTGCCTGATTAACAGATTCTTCAATAATCTGTGCATATTCTATTCCAAGATTCCGAACAGACTGTTCAATATACTCAAAAAATTCCCATCTGTTTTCTTCAGTTCTTAGTTCTTCTGGGACTGTATTATAAAAATATCTTTCTGCTTCATCAATAAGGCTTTGTTTTAGCCTTTCATACATTCCAAGGAATTGCGCTCTTTCCCAGTATGCTATATTTTTTGGATTTAACCCAAGAGATTTTCCTGCAAGATTGGCATATTCTGCTAATAAATATTCTTCTGGATCATAAAAATTATTATTTATTCTGTCGTTTGATTGTTTAGTATGAGAGCCTTTCCACCATTCTTCGGGTTCCCATTTTTCTTTTACTTCTTCTGTTTTCTTTTTACGTTCATCTTCGTTAATTTCTTGATGAAGTACTTCGTTGGCTTTTTCTTGACGCCGATCCCACTCTTCTGAAGTTTTTGCACCAGTTTCTATAATTTTTTCAAAATATTCAAAGATATCTGTTTTATTGCCAAACCAATCTTCCATAAATTGAACTTCTGGGTATTTATCAACCCATTTTTTTAATTCGTTTAAAACTTTTTGAATTTTAGGAATAGCGGAAGGAAAATATGAAAGCCATTCTTGTTTATCATATTGGCGATTAGCAAGTTGATCGTTTATACTATCAAGAATTGGATGTAAACTTTTTTTAATTTCTTTTTCAGTAGGTTCCCAATTTTTGTTTATATTTTTACCACATTCATCACATTGCTTCCACCAATCATCTTCATCGGGATATTCATCTTTAAATAACGAGGGGTAAGAACCACCTTCAAAGTCAATATAATCTCCGGGTTTTAGATACTGCATATACTTTTGGGCACAATCTTTACATATGTCAGACCCATAATCATCTTGATTTTTAAATATAACGTAGTGTTCGTCGCGTGAGTCTAAAGGGCTACTTGTTTTAGAGGTAAAGTCCCAAGGTTTTTTAGGGAAATCTTCTTCTGTTGCCCAGTTTAATCTGTCTCCCTTTGATCGGTCGTAATCAACCTTCCATTTGTCAGCGATATCTCTGCGATGTTTCTTGGCCTCATTTTCGTCTGTCTCTTCTGGGCCAAGGTACGGCTCTCGTGAGGGGTCAACAGGTTCATACAAATGTCTTGCGTCTGCTCCCAAAGAGTCTTCCATCTTTCGCACACTAATATTACTCCGAAATCCTTCGTCTAACCCCTCGCTCCAATCATCGTATCCGCTGTTTAGACTGGCTTCCTGAAGAACTTCAGCGGCATTGTGAAAAGAATAAACTTCATCAAAGTCCCACATATTTGCATATTCAAGAAGATTAGAATGTCCTTCTTCGATATTTTTTATTTCGTCCAGTCTAGCCGCAATCGGCCAACTTTTTACTTCAGCCGGGTCAAAATCCATAAAGTAGGAGGCAATTGTTTTTCCCACTCTTTTTGCATCTTCATAAATTGCATCATAGATATCCCTTGAATATCTATCAATAATTCCGTAAATTTCTTCTTCGACGGCTTCAATAAACTTTTCTTTTACTACTTGTTCATCTTTAATATTATATCGTTTAACAAAACTATCGGCAAAATTATGTACTTCGTCTTCAAGATAAAAAAGATCGTTAGAAAGAAGTCTTTTATCTGTCACCAAATCACTAATAATATCGGCCTTTTCCCAGTACCGTAGATTGGTAGGGTTAACAGTTATGCTTTTGTTTTTCTGCTGCACATAACTTTCAACTATAACTTGTTCAAGATCATAGAACTTATCTTTCATCTCTTGAATTAATTCAGGGGTGGCTGCAATAACCCTTTTCCGTTTAGAACCCTTCCACCAGTCGGCTGGTTCCCATTTGTCAATAATTCTTTTACGGTGCTTTCTGGCTTCGTTCTTATCTGTTGCCTCTGGCCCCAGATTAGTTTCCATATTTTCTGGGAGTGGGTTATATAAGTCATAGAGATTAGAAGGAATATAACCCATATCATCTGGTTCTGGCTGCTCAGATTGGTATTCGAATCCCCATTGATCCCAAAGTTCTTGATAATCAACATCTTTGCGTTCAATTAAATTGACAGCATCATTTTCTTCTTCGTTCATACGATCAATAACTTTATTTATTTCTTGAACAAAATAATCAAACGACTGGCCGTTTTCCATTATATTAAAAAATCTGTCGTAATCGTCATCATCATCGTAAGTTTCAGACCAGATTCTTTCTTGAATGTCTGGGTTGCGAGCAGAACCTTTCCACCAACTTTGCGGCTCCCATTTGTCTTGAATATTTTTTTGACGTTTTTTATTATTTTGTATATCATATTCTTCAGAACTCATATCTTCAGGCGAAATAGAAATATTTTTATTTGAATTATTTAATCTTTTTTTTATATTTATTCTGTAATTTTCTATTATGCTTTGAAATTTATTTATGATTATTTCGTAAGCATCTTTTTTAAATTTCAAAAGAGAATTTTTTGGTATATTTTTATTTCCAAAATTGTTTATATGCCATTTAATAAAGTCGTCAAATGGTTTAAACCATTCTGGGTTTCCATATCCTAAAAATTTTAATGTTTCTTCTGCTGCGGCTTCATCTGAGTGATATCGTAAAAAAGACTTTTGATAATATTCATTAATAAAATCACTTAAAGAGATTCTAAAAAAGGCTGCTGCAAATTTTTCAGCAATTATTAATGGGTCTGTGTCTGAACTTGACCCCTTCCACCAACTAGCCGGTTCCCATTTATCTTTTATTTCTTGTTGTCTTTGTTGATTGTGTTTCTCTTGAGTCCAGCGGTTATAGAAATCTTTTTGAGCCTGTCGGTAAGATTTCTTTTTAGCCTCAATTTCAGTTTCATCAAGCCCACCAAATTCATCTTCCCAATCAACTGAAGATTCGTTTAGGAAATCGTCTACTGTTTCCCCACAATCTACACAAGTGAGCATTTGATATGGAGCATCATCTTCATGATAGTTGTACCATTCATCCCACGGAGCAATTGGGTTAGGAGAGCCATCTGGTTGTTGTTGAGGCCAACGACCAGATTCATCTAAGCCATACGCTTTTTCAGCACAAGAAGGGCAAAGATATTCGCCGCCATTTGTAATATACGCAATTGGGTCTAAATGACCGCTTAACTTGTTTGATTTATTTAAATTATATATATCTAACATCTCTTGATCTGGATGAACATTTCTATCTTTTTCAAGATGATGTTTTTTATATTCATCTTTTAATTTTTGGCTAACATATTCTGGAGTTAAGATATATTCAAACAATTCATCTGCTTTATCAACAAGCATTTTTTTTGCTTTAATTGCCCAGAATTTTGTTACTAAGTCTTGTATGGCATTATCAATTTCAGAAGGGTATTTTTTAATTTCTTCTGAACTTACAATATGTTTAATATTTGAATATTCATCATAAATTTTGTAAAAACTATCTTCAAAATGGCCTAAATTTTGTTCAACCCAATTGTCTACTAAATCGTGGAAATCAGAAGTCATTGCATTATAATCAAAATTCATCATTTCTCTATAAGAAATTAAAAATTTAGTTTCGTACTCGGGGTCATCTTTTTCTGGAAAATTTAAAAAATATTTAAAAAATTTCCAAATTTCAGGTTCTCTAATTGATGGGTTAAAGTTTCCAACATAGTCGGATACTAAAGACTCTAGATCTATACTAAATTCATTTTTTATTCGTTCAACAACATCATAAACTTCTTGGTCCATAAAAAACCCCCAAATCCTATTTATTAAGGGTCTGAGGGTTTAAGCAAATAAGTGAGAAATTATACATCTTCTGGCTTTTTACCGGGATTTTTAGAACATGCTCTAACCCACCAATCGGGTGGTGGATGAATCGCTCTATTTCTTTTTTCAATATCTGGTTCTTGAGGATCTACAGTAAGTACATATTCATTATATTGTCTGTAGAACTCTATCTGTTCTGGGGTCAGGCCAGTAGTATGGCACATCGGCGGATACTCCTTCAAATAGTGGACTGTAATAATCTGGATCTTTACGAATAAGATTAGATTGATGAGAAATGTGAAGCCGCTCGTCGCCTAGCCACGGAGGGAGGACGATATATTCATTAGCAGGCATACGCTCAAGAAACCATGCTAGTTGCGTATCATTATAGCCACGCTGAATCCACTCAGAACAAATAGCAGCGCCATACATAGCAAGAGCAGGCTCGTAGCCGCGCCACATATTAACAGCAGGGTGATTTTTCCAGCCCTTAGCCTCATCACCGCGATCAATAGTAAGAAGGATCTGCTTGGCTTCAACACGCTGCTTGCCTAGCCTACGCCAGTCAAGTACAGCAGCAGTGTCATAAAAATTGGAATGTGGAAGAAATGTTTGCATACACCTATCCTATAGGAATCTTAAATCTTTTTCAATATTATTTTTATTTTCTAGATCTTTAACAATTTGACGCTTAAGGGCAACATTAATCTCTTTAAGGCGTCGGATTTCATAAACTAACTTTGCAACATCTTTAGCGGCATCTTCAAAAAACAAAATATCAGATTGCCGCATATTTTTTTCATCTTTTCTAGATACTAGCAGATATCGTGCATCTTGTGAAATATCTATGCTCCAAGAAGCAGGAGTTATGGCTTGAATTTTTTCGCTAATTGCATCTAAATCATTTTCAATCATCTTCATCCTCTTCTTCCATAAGTTTTTCTAGTTGATCTAACTCTTCATCCACCAAAAGGAAGTCGTCAAGAGCCATTTGATAAATTGTAAGTTCTTCGTCATCTCTAATTTCTTCAAAAAGAACATCAAGTATTTCTGCTGCTTCTTGTGCTTTTATCTCAGAAAAAGAAGCATATACAATGCTTTCTTTAGTCGTAACTAAGAAAATATCATTATCATCGTCTGGATCATTAAAAATCGTATAACCGCTAAATAATGATGACACTTTATCTCCCAACTTTTGGCGGTTTACTATCAAACACTAATCTCATAAAATCAGTTCCTTCTTCAGAAATAATCCATTCAAAAAGGAAATTTTTAAGATTTTCTTTAATATCTAGTTCTAAGTCTATGTTATTAACATGAACATAAACAGGACTTACTCTGTGTTTAGATTCAGAAATACACACATAATCGTCGTCCTCTACATATTTTGCCCGGATTCTTAAATCATCTCTTCCAGACTTTATATGTATTTCAACTAAATATGTATACAAAACCTCTTCAATACTCATTTCAAACATATTCATATATCCTACTTTACCATACTTTTATTTATTAATCCAACTTAGGGAAAAACCAACCAAACACAGCCGCACATAACGTAGCAATAGCAGCAGCAACAGTATCGGGCACAAATACACCTGTAAGAGTTATTATCCAAATAAGAATGGTTCCGATTGCTCCACCGACAGCAGTTGCCCCTACCGTTGTCCTTGGCCCGTTTCTTTTCTTCATAATAAAACCCTCTCCCCATATTATGTCACGGAGAGAGGGTTCTATTAATCTTTTGATAGAAGATATCTATAAACAAGTCTAAATATTGGCTCAATTAGCATTGTCATTAAAAATCCTACTACCATAATAATCATTCCAATGACAAAGAAAATTGTTGCTAATTCAACGTTTATGATTAGCACCAACAATGATCCGAGAAGTATTATCCAGCCAATTAAACAAATCATTATAGAAATCATAGTTGAGTAATCAATAATATCATCTATCTTCATATTATCCTAACTTATTTTAATAGAAACAACGATGTGCGCCCCATGCCGTAATGCCGAATCTATCACGAATCGCATCACCTACAAGGATAGTTTCCCACTTATCGCCACTCCACAGTTTGTATGGGCTACGAGCAGTATACCATGTGGATTTATAAATGCCCAAACCACCGCCCCATGTGGGTCCAGAATGTGACCAATTTACTCCATCCTTATACTTGGAATATCCGGGCTGTTCGCATCTTCCTAATCTGACAAACCCTTTCCAGTCAGGAACTCGCTTTGCAACATCTGCCTTAGTAGGATTGGGAGGAAACTTCATATTATCCCTCGCCCTTTGCTTCTTATAAGCCTTAAGGCATTGCTTTTTAGTTACCTTTGTCTCCGAAGTGTGCTTTAAGCATGGCTTCGCAGTCGCGGGAGAAGCGAATCCCCCTGAGAATGCCACTAATCCCACTAGTATCATGGAAATAACGGCAAATTTGGTTCTTAGATTGGAAACAATAACATCATTCCTTTCGTCGGTTTACCGCATACGCCCCGCCCGCAGTCGCGCAAAAAATACTTTTTGTTACAAATTTGTTACAAAGTATTGCACGATCATGGATTATAGATTCTTTCCCCACTTCCAACCTCTATCATATCCATATATTTTTGATATATAGACATTTGGCTGGAATGACTCGTATGCCTTGCCTATTCGTATGAACCCGAATGGCACATGAATCTCTATATTAGGAGTTCGCAAGTCAATATGGAATCCTAAACTTATATGATAAGGACTAACTAAGAAAAAATATGCTACCCATTTTAAGCCCATAGAATTAAAAAGGATAGCCCTCTACGATAACATCCTCATTATTGATAAAGAAATCCCGTAGAATCCTTCTCACGGAGCCAGAGACAGTGTTGTAGACATTCACTTCATCTCTCCCAATTTCCTCCATTAGCAGAAGAGCATCATGGCGACACATATTGATATTGACGCGACCATCACTATTACTGACGCTAATAGTATAATCTGCTGGATTGCTTTCCTTTGCTTCCATAATCTTATCTGTCCTCTCATCTTTTACAGTATTAATAAATTCATCCCAATACTCGTCGTCGCCCTTGTTTCGATCATTAAGAACGGCGTCTGTATTGCTAAACATCTTATCATAATACTTAGTCATATTTTTAGTTTCAACAGGAGAAGTGTACGGAGGAATATAATCTTCCATTATGCAATTCTCTTAAGATTATAGATTTGAATATCTTGAATATAAGCAGCATCATTAAGATTAATTTCACCGGAAGCAACCTTATTGATAAGATCCTGCTTTGCAGCGTCAATTGCAGAGGGATCATCTGATACACCTTCTGCGCTTACATTGACCGACAGAACAATATCTGCCACTGCACGATAATCTGCCATATTTAATCCTTTCATTTTAGAAATAATATCACTGCTATTATTATAGCATAACAGATGATGACAGTATAGAGAAAACTCATTTTCTACTAAATAGCGATCCCAGCCAAGCAAAAAAGACCCAGATGGGATACGTCACCATCATGAGGAACGCTACAGCCCACATGAGTATAGCACCAACAATCATGAATCCCCCAGCCAAAACAATGGCAAAGACCAATCCCCATACAAACAGATAGCCACCCATATAGAGAAGTCCCATGATGGAATTCCAATATTCACTATGCCAATCCTCATCCTCAGCAGGCGAATTAGCCTTTTTCTCCAATTCGACCTTAGCAGGCATTTGAATACTATTTTGGCTACGAAGTGATACCAACTCCTTGTAGTCCATATATTCCTCCTATTTACCCATTACATTGAATAATACCCAACAGGATATAAGCATAGCACATATCCATATACCTAATGCTATTCCCATAATCATTCTTATATTCCTTTCCTATTATATATTTATAACATATATATATAATCAATGTCATATT